GTAGTTAAATGCACATCAGATCATAGATTTTTAACAAGAAAAAATAAATGGAAAAGTATAGACACAGGATTAAAATCTAATGAATCTATGATGCCTTATTATTCAAAAATTAGTGATAAAGGATATAATCATAAAATAATTTCTATAGAATATATAGGCAAGCAACAAGTTTATGATATAACTACGGAAAAAAATCATAATTTTGCTTTAAATGCAGGTATAATTGCACATAATTGCGGAAAGTCAACTATAGCACGTAAAGCTTTTTTATATGTATTATATCGTATTTTATGTTTACGCTATCCACGTGCTGTATTTAATATTGATAGTGATGCTACAATTGCAAACATTATTATTTCTATGACCCTTAAACAAGTATATGAGACTAACTTATTACCGTTTATTAAATTAATGGAAACTATGCCTTGTTTTCAAAAAGTTATGAATATGCGGTCTTTTGAAAACTTTGATTTATCTAATCCTAAATGTCCAATTCCATTTACGGTTGAACGTAGTACTGGTACAATATATTTTCCAGATAACATAATCATAGGTTGTGGTTCTGGAATTACGCATACTATTGGTTTAAATATAGTTAATAGCTTTTGTGATGAGATCAATGAGAAAGGTGTACAAGAAGCATTAGACTTACTTAATTCAGTAGATAACAGATTTAGCTCTCGCTTTCAGGGAAGTCCACTTGTATTTCAGTCAGTGGTATCATCTGCTCGTACTGTAAATAGTCCAATAGGGGAGTACATAAAAAGATTACCAAAAAATGATCCATCTATATTAGTATTAAATCCGCGTTTATGGGAAGTTAAAGAAGATCCAGAATTTCTTGGAGATGGTACTACTTTTCCCATACTTGTAGGTAATGGTTCAATTCCATCAAAAATATTTACAGATCCTGGCGAATTAAAGGCATTAGAAGATGGTAATTATGAACCTCCAGCTGGATGTGAAGTATTAAATGTACCAGCAGTATATCGCAGTAAATTTGAATTACAGCTTGAACAATCTATTCAAGATATTGCCGGTATGACTACATCAGATAATAATATGGTATTTAGAGATACTAGTAAATTAGAAGATGAAAATTTAATGTCTGAAATAGAATTAGAAGTTAATATTAAAGATAATGTTAGAATTTTAGACTTATTAAATCAATATAATTTATGGACACAAGATATTAACGGAAAATATTTATTTAAACGTGCACCAAATGCATTAAGATTTTGTCATGTTGACTTAGCTGGATCTGGTTCAGATGGTCAATGTGATGCTGCAGTATGTATAGGGCATAAAGAATGGCAACAGAATAATGAAACTTTACAAAAAGAAGATGTTTATATAATAGATTTATTATTATTTATTACAGCTAAAAATAAAGTAGATATTCATGCTATTCAACAATTTTTAATAGATTTGGTTACTGAGCGTGATATGATTATAGATACAGTTACATCAGATCAATGGAATGGCTTAGTATTTTTACAAGGTCTTGAAATGTCCGGCTGTTTTAGAGAAGTAAAACAATTATCTGTTGATGCTAAACCAGAACCTTATAGAAATGCTGCTATTTTAATTGAAAAAGGCCTTGTTAAAATAGGTAATTGTCCAAAATTAAGACGTGAATTAGAGGCATTAACTTATGTAAAGGGTAAAGTAACACGTACAGTAGAATTAAAAGACGGAGCAGATGTTTTATGTGGATTTTTATATGATGCTCAACTTAACTATATCGATATACCTCGATATGAGTATACAAAAAAAGCCAGTACAGCTATAAAAGATATAACATATACTGACTTATTAGATGAAAAAGAAAGTCTTTATAATTTATTCTAAATTTGTTGGCTCTGGTAAATCTAAAATAACAACATCATTATTATGATCATATACCAAATGTGCTGATGGCTCAAGTACATAAAAGTTTTTCTTTTCTTGTATACATAAGCGTCTAGCTTCTTTAATAGCTTCATCTTTACTATTATGTCTTTTTAATGGCTTTTCTTGAGCTCTATTATATACGTAATAATATTGCTTCATACTACATACTCCTTTTACTCATGAATCTTAATTATTTCATCTACAATACCATATTTTACAGCCTGTTCTGCAGACATCCAAAAATCACGTTCACAATCTTTTTTAACTTCCTCTACATCTTTATTAGATGCTTCTGCAATCATATTCATTAGCATATCCTGTATGCGTGTTACTTCTTCTAAAGTAATTTTCATATCATGAACATTTGCTTTCATACCACTTGATACAGAATGTAACATATAGCGTGCATGAGGCATCATTTTACGTTTACCTTTTGTACCAGATAAAGCAATCATAGCATCCATAGAGGCAACTTCACCAGATACAATTGTTGATACTGGACAAGCCACCATATTCATAGTATCAATTATACTTAATCCAGCCGTTACACTTCCGCCTGGTCCTGACACAATTAAAGTAATCGGTTTATCTTTATCTTCAGCTTCAAGATATAAAAGTTGAGCCGTAACAGATTCAGCCAATTCATCATCTACTTCACCTTGACATAAAATAATACGATCTGATAAAAGTCTTGTTGTAATATCTACAGCTCGTTCATTACCTAACTTATCTTTCCATATAACATGAGGTACACTTAACATTAATTATTTCCTTTCTTTTAATTAACTATAAAACATATATAGCATAATTTTATTTATTTGTAAAGCAATTTTTATGTTGTATAACATAATTAAATATTTTTTTAGGACAAGCACAACCAGTTTCATCCCATAAATGTAAACAACAATCACCTTTACAATACTTAAATAAATTACAAGTATTACACTTTTCATTTATCTTTTTTTCTTTATCTATCCAATATTGATAATTATTATTCATATAAGTATTTGTTTTTAAATCATAAAATGGTTTACTTTGTGTAAATGGGCATTGCGAAATTAAACCATCAGGACCAAAAGTTAATCTAGAGGTTTGACAATTTCTACAAAAATCCTCATATTCTTCACCTTTTATTATTAAATCTTCTATACCTTTAAAGAAATAAATAATAAAATCTGAATTACTACTTTGATACAGCTTATATAATAAATAAACTCCATATAGCCATTCATCTTCATCTCTATTTATAGCTTTAACTATATTCCAAGTGTTATTATTACTTACAGAAGGTGCAATAGTCATTAAATCATAAGAATTACAATTCAAAGTTAACATATTTTCAAAAAATATTTTAGGATCAATTTTTACAATATCTTTTGTAACTGAAATTACACAATTAATTAAAACACCTTCTTTTTTTAGTAATTTAACATTTTCTTTCCATAATTTTTTTTGCTGTTGTGTTTTAAATCGTATATTTGGATCATAAGAAACTGTTATCTCTTTAAATTTTTTAAATAAAAATAAATGTTCTGATGTTATTTTATATACTAAATTAGTACTTATTTCATAATTAACTTTTACTTTTATTAATTCATTTAATTTTTCCATAAAAGATATAATAATATTTGGATTTAATAATCCAATTTCGCCACCAAGAAAAATAACACTATGATCTTCGTTTGTATGAGTATTAATAACATTAGCTAAATAATTTAAAGTCAAATCTGTTATTTCATCTGACATATCTAAATTTCTTTTTAATGCAAAACAATGTGTACAATTTAAATTACACCTTTCTGTCATATTTATATTAAATATCATTTTAATACTCCATAGCAATTAAAGCAAGAGCATTTGTTTTTAATTCAACTTTATCAGCATTTTGTTCCATAATTTTAAATTCTTCTTCTGTAAATTTATCTCTATCAAAAGTTCGTGCTATTCCATGAGTTTTTAGACATAATAAACTAGTATAAGCATCAAATTTCCGTTTAGCTACAATATGATAACCATTCTTTGTTTCAAGAATATGATCAAGATACTCACCACATAATTTTTTTATGACATTTACTACATTATAATCTTTTGTATCTATATCAAATAACCACTTTCTAGTATCTTTATCTGAAGATTCATCTTTCATAATATTACTTTGAAGTAAATTATTAAGCATTTTTGGTGAATATTCTGTTTTATTTGTTCCAATTGCACAATCTAATTGCTTATTTATATCATTACGTATTGATAACATAGATTTAACATAAGACTTTCGATCTGTACACATATAAAGTCTACATTTATGTAATTTAATAACTTCAAGCATTTCAGGAATATAATATCCATAAAAATCACGAAGATCCTTAACAATCCAAGTTTTTATTACTTGACTTTCTTTTATTTGTAATTCTGGATGATCTTTTTTGCGTTTAATTGCAATAAAGTAATAAAAAGATTTATTTGGATTAAATTGCATAAGTCTTGTAATGTTTGTATTATGTATTGTAGTCATGTTATCCCTCAATATTATTATTTATTTATAATAAAATCAATATTATAAAAAGTAAAGCCATTAAAAAATGAGATAACCTTTTACAGCTATCTCATTTCTCCTTCACATGGAACTGACTATATTAAGCTAAATCATCTGGAGTAGTCGGATTATTATCTTGTAAAAGTCTCTTCATAGGTTTTGTTTGATAAAAAGGACCTACTTTTTCTAGCATTTTTTTGACCATAGAACGTATACTTTCGCTTTCAAAGTCAACTACATCATTTTGTTCAACTTGCTTACTACGGAGCAAAATACGAGCTATTAAACGACCTAATTCAAAAGACATATCTTCATCAAATCCGCGTGTAGTGATTGCAGCTGTTCCAATACGTAATCCTGTACAAGTAGAAGGTTTATCATCACCCGCAATCATATTTTTGTTAGTGATTATGCCGTATGAAGTCAATCTATCTTCAGCTTCTTTACCATTTATACCAGATTTTTTAAGATCAAGTAAGACAAGATGATTCTCAGAACCTCCAGATACAAAATCGATTCGATTATCAGTATCATATGACTTTATACCGTTAATAAGTGCTTGCATATTATGATATACTTGCTCCATATAATCTTTAAATTCTGGTTTAAGAGCTTCAATAAAACATTGGGCTTTTGCTGCTACTAACGCTTCATTTGGGCCACCTTGAATTTTTGGAAAGCATCCACTATTAATCTTACTACAAAGTTTTTCATCATTCCAAAGGATAATACCTCCTCGAGGACCTCTAAGTGTTTTATGAGTAGTAGAAGTAATAACATCACACCATTTGGTTGGATCATATTTATCTTTCCACATATGAGCTGCAATAAACCCCATTACGTGAGCTGAATCAGACATAATTATACATTTATGCGTATCATAAATATCTTGCTTTGTCATACCTTTTTTAACATTAAAACCAGGGCAAAAAGGCGTATCGGCTGAAACATAATTGTCTGCTGCATAAAATGTATATTCGTCTTTCATTACAAAATCATCTGAAAATTTACGATCAACATGATATTTCCAAACCTTTTCATTATATTCATCAACAATTTCTCTAATTCTTTCATAATTAATACGTTTAGAATAAGCTGAAGCTCCAACAACTAGCATTTTTGGATTATATTCATATAATTTCTGTTCGATTTCTTTATAATTCAATTCACCATTCTCATCAAGACCATAATATATAGGATTATATATATGACCTGTAGATGAAGCCTTGGAAAAGTGAGTCAAATGTCCACCATATTCTATACCCATTCCAAGTACTGTATCACCAGGTTTAAGAAGTCCTGCGTACACAGCTTGATTAGCTTGAGAACCAGAATGAGGCTGAACACAAGCAAAATCTACACCAAATAATTCTTTAGCTTTTTCTATAGCATAATTTTCTACTTTATTAATTACTTCGCAACCAGCATAATGACGTCCTTGTTTAGATACTTCATATGAAAATCCTTCTGCATATTTTACAGATAAATGACTTCCTAAAAGATCCAAAATATCTTGACTTGGATAGTTTTCTGAAGCAATTAATTCAATCCCGTCATTAAGGCGATTTGTTTCTTCTTTTTCTAATTCTTGTAAATAGTTATCAATCATCACTTGTTTCCTTTTCTAAATCAATGTTATCGGTTGTTGTTACTTTTACCGTAATATTAAACATTTTGAACTTTTCATCATTTTCAACTAACTCTTCAATACGTCTAGCAACAGTATATCTACCTTGTCCTAATGCTCCATCTACAATAATGTTTATATTATATTTTTTAGTCATTTAAAACTCCATCTTCTATTAAAGTATTTTTTAATTTATTAAGTTCTTGTTTTAGTTCATCTAGAGTTAAATTTTTATCATTAGTCATATTAATTCTACCAAGATGCTTATACCAAGTAATTAGCAAACCAATTTCCGTATCTAAAACATAAAAGTCATCATCATATCTAGTTAAAATAAACTTATAACTATTATACCCAGATGTTAATAGGTCAAAAAGTTTATCGTATTGTTCATTTGTAAACACTTTATTAAAAACATTGCAAAAATCTTCTCTTTCAAAATGATATTGTTCCATACTATCAAACATTATCAATTCCTTTTCATACATGTTAAATTATTAGGACAATCTGTACAATAGAATTCTTTATGTTGACAATTTTTATTGATTTTTTGTTCCATTTTGCTATTACGATATTCTTTTAATTCTATCATAAAATCATATACTACATTATGCCAATTATTAAAATTTTCTTCTACTTGAGATATTCTTAAATATCCAACATCTTCCAAAGCTGCTTCTATTCGACAAATCATGCTATAACATTCTTCTATAACGTTATCATCAGTTAATTCAGTCATTTATATCTCTTCTTTTATTATCAATTTCATCACATACCACTTCAAAGTTTGCTTTTAACTTTCTAGGTTCTGCGTGTACACTAGATTGACATATATATGTTTTTTTATCTTTTTGATATTTTCCAAAAACATTTAAAATATTTTGTGTTAATATCCCTACATTATCATCTACACTACTAAAAGAAGGTAATTTTGCTTGTAAATATTCTTCTGTATATCGACTAATTAAGTGATTTTTAATTAAATTAAAAATTTCATCATATCTAGCTTTATAAGTTTTTTCAAACTCTCTTGATTGTTCTTCATCTAAAACTTCAAAATTCATTGTTTTCTTCCTTTTCTATTTTTTTTAGTTAAATAAATAAAAATCCATAATTTTAACTTCTGCTTTAATTTTTAATTGCTTTTGAATTTTATTAATCATAGAAATAATCTCTTTATCATTTTGATAACCGGGTACACTGATTATTTCAACATATTTATAAGAAGCCTTTTTTAGAAATGGAAAAAACAATTTACTAATATTCTTTTCAGTAAAAGTTGATTCATTTTCTTTTCCAAGCCCGTAGAAATAATTTGAACCTGATTTACCAAATCTCATACAAACTTCTGTTTCATTCAATGCCGTGTTACATCTTTTAATATAAATTTCAACACCATCTAGTTTATTAAATGGAGTTAGAGTTGCCCACTCAAATCTACTTGGTTTCAAAGCCTTTATTAATTCACATCTATCTGACGAATTTAAATTTTTACAACATTCAATTAATAAATTCAAATAATTATTATTTTCTGTCATATTTGTTTCTTTTAATTCCAATTCTTGTAATTTTGAATCAATCATCATTTATTTTCCTTTCATTATAAAGCAAAAAATTCCCACTTCTTCTTTTTGCAATGCTCTAACGCACTGTTATGTAAATCACAAGAAGAACAACTATTACATGGTTTTTTATCAACACAACCTGGAGATTGACAATATGAACAATATTTTAACACTTTATGCTCACGTAAATACCACAAAATATATTTCTTTTCAATCCATTCGAATGGCAAATATAAACTAGCATTAGCGTTACTCATTGAGTTTATGGTCTCAAAAAGATTATTAAATTTATCCATAAAATGCCATATATCATCATTTTTTATATATCCAAATGAGATTAAACGATTATTACCTCTGATTAAATTAGCCATCATACTTAAAAATAATTGTGGCTGACTAATACCTCCTCCATTACAATAATCATTATAATCACAGTTTTCCTTAATTTCAAATATAATATGATTAACGGACATTTTTCGTTTTTTGAATATTTTAAGTAATTGTTTTTGAGCAATTATATCAACAGAATAGCTTCCAAATCTGTCATAGTGTATAGAAACAAGATTAATAGTTTTATGAAACTTTTCCCATAAATATAATACTAAAGCTGTTGAATCACATCCACCACTCCATAAAACAAAAATGTCTGAAATATTTTCTGGTATTTTTATATGATTACCATATTGATCATTTACCCAATTAAAAAACTCTGAGCCAATTATATCTTCTTTTGTATCCATGACTTTCCTATTCAATGTGAATTTTTTCTTTTATAAGTTTATTACAATCATCAAGTAAATTACAATTATGACATATAAACTTTGATTCATATTTCGGTTTTTTATGGTTTTGAAACACATCTAGAAAATTTGATATTGTTGATAAATACCCTAAATTAGTACTATAGCATCTTGGGCATCTATACAAAAAATCTTTTCCCCATATTTCTTTTTTATGTAAACGTTTATATAGATACAGAAAGATATATGGAGTTACTGATACAAATAATCCAATCAACAATAGCCATATAAACGTATTCAAATCCATATTATTCATCCATATATCTTAAACGATCGTAATCAATCCATTTACCATTTTCTTGTTTAACCATACAACCTTGAATTGGTCCATATGACCAATCTAATTCCTGCATAACGGCTTTTGTTCTACATTTATATGTGTTAAATCCTATAGTAAAAGTAGAAAATATTACTAAGCCTACTACTATAAGAATTGTGATTATCCATTCATCGTTATTCATCTTTTTCTCCATTTTTTACGTATTCGACTGTAATTATTCTAGAATTTTGTTTTGATTCTTTAAAAACATAATTTTCATCACCACCAAATCTTTTACCAAGTGTTCTGGCAACTTCTTGATAATTTTTACCATGTATTTGTCCATTACAATAACCCATATCTTCATCCCATAAACAATACCAATTTTCTGGAATTCGTTCATCAGTAATTGCGATAAATGGATATTTTTTATCTACTTGAAACATAGTAATTTCAACTTCATTATCTAAAAGAAATCTACTTATCGCCCCTCTAAAATTTTCATCATTAAAGTTACATACACTGAATCCATATTCAGTTCCTTCTTCAGACATAGATTTATTTAAGTTTGGAATTTGATATTCTTTTTCTACGCTCATTGTAAAATAATTACCATATGACAAAGGGTAATCTTCACCAATGATTCCAACCAAAGAATGTACAGCAATTTCAGCAGGAACTTTTATTTTATGTGTTTTAATCATTTTTCATTCTCCTTTACTTCTATACCAATCTTCAGGTTTTGTTACAACTTCCCAATCGTCTGCAATGATGTCTTTACAATTTAAAGTTTCAATTTCTTTATATGGGTATCTATCGTAAAATTCATCATTTCTAAAATAAATCATTTGTATAATACCCGATTTAATAGTTATAACATATCGCATATAATCTGGTCTTGTTACGGCTTTACCTTTCCTCATCTGTTCCAATGCTTCTTCAAATTTCATTCTTCATTCTCCATTAAATTCTTTACTGTTTACAGCTTCTTGCCAAGTCGAATATTCAGCTAATAACTTAGAAAATGTAAAATCATTATTTTCATAACTATCAGTTGTATATCCGTCATCATAAATAATACATATTTGACCTTTATAATCTTCTTCTTTAACAGAAGTTACAACAACTTTATACTTATTTGTTGTTTCCCAGACTTGTCCGACTTTAATCATTTTTCATTTTCCCTCAAATAAATCATCTATCTTGATAAACATTTGGCAAAACTTAGTTCTTTTTTCTTAATAAGGTAAATATCTTCCTGATTATTACCATCAAAGTTTACAACAATAGGAATATATCCTAGTTTTAAAAACTTAGTTTCAATATCAAAATCAGACATAAGAGATGCCTCTTTATCTCCCCATAAATCAACGGCAATTCTTCTTAAACATTTTCTTTGTCCTGCATAACTACAAAAGTTAAAAGTCTTTCCATTTAAGTACTCTAAATTGTTTTCCATTATTTTACTCATTGGCATAATTTCTCAACCTCTTGTTTCGTTAGTTTACGACAGTGGTCAAAAAACGCATAATTGTTAAGTTTGTAATATGTACGTCCTTTATCTCTATCTATAATAGTTAGTTTACCGATAATAATATCTTCGCAACAATTATTCCAGAAACAACACCATTTTCCTAAATCTGCTTCAGTAGCTTCAGGCATCGGACGGACGATTTCTTCTGTTTTATCGTGCCAGTTGATTCTTAGCCAACCACATTCAAATACAAAGATTTCATCTTCAAAAAATTTATATGTTTTATCTGTATATCTCATTACTCTATTTATATTATGTGGTAATATGTCCCACAAATCTTGCATATCTTTTTTATTTTGTGTATCAAATATCCTTTGTACCATCTTCATTCTCCGATGTTTTTACAATTTCAATCATTGCAACATTTTTAGTGTTAATAAGAATAGTTGTTTTACCATCTGATTGAGGTAATTCTATTATTTCATTTTTTGATAATGCTTCTTTTAGTGTTTCTACATAATTTTCTTCAAAAACCGAAATTGTATAATATTTCATACTTTGTTGACTACTATATACTGTAACACTATAATTTATTGATTTACTCATTCTTCATTCTCCGATGTTTTTATAATATTTAAATTTTTAGTGTTTTCATTTTCCATCTACTTCTCTTAAAAAGCAATTTCTTGAGCAGCTTTTTATATTTAAAATCCTATGTGCTAATTTTTCAAAAAATTTAAATGTATCTTTATCTAAACCTGAGGCATTCTCTTCATCAACTTCATTAATTATTTTCTCGCCTACAAAACTATTGATAGTGTTAATATAACTGTTCAAAATTAAGCTGTTCACTTTTGATAAATTTGTTGTCATTTTTCGCCTGCCTTTATTAAATCAGTCATTTCTATACTTCAAGTCTAATTCTTCGCCAATTTCATGCAATCTTTTTGCCATTTCAAGAGCAACTTCTGTAACAAATCTTATTGGTCTATCTTTTAAAACTTCCCGCTGTTCAGATTCGGTCATATCACTAAAGCATACATTTTCAAATTTGCCGTTACGCTCGATTCTAAAGTATATATCGTCAAGATTTCTATTCATTTTATTTTCTCTCCACATATCTGAATTACTTTATCAAAGAAGTCATCTAAAGATATTGTCCATTTTTTATCGCCTTTTGTTATTTCAAAAACGCACTCATCTCCGACTTCGTATATGATTTTTTGTATTTTCTGTGCTTTTTCCCACTCTTTTAAATTAATAGAATACTTGGGTGCATCTTTAATATTTACTAACTCACATTGTTTTAGTATTTTTCCATTTATGTGAATAACGTCAGTCATCTTGTTTTAACTCCTTTTTTACCTCTTTGGCTATCTCTTTAGCTAATTTCTTTAAAAGTCTTTCATCTTTTTCATCTCTTAGACCACTATAACATATTACACAAAGAATTATCATTATGAAAAACACAACTTGTATTAAATCAATCATCTTGTTTTAACTCCTTATCAATTTTTGATAAAATTGTCTTAACTTTCTATGCCAGTTTTTTAATAAATGCCTTTTAAACCGTTTCTTGTTAGTTTGTTTATATTCACAAATAGACCAACCTTTGTCCGGAGGTATTACATGATAACCTTTGTTAGACTTCATTTTTCACCAGCCCTAAATATTCAAGTTTTTCATTATTTCTAACATATTTTCAAAAGGCACATTCATTTCTATTAGTGTGGGGTATTTATCTATATCATTATAATCACAGAATATACCATTACATTTTTCATAGAAAGTTAAAGGTATATCTTCATTTGCTAAAAACTCATCATACTTAAATCTAAAGTAATACCATTCTTTTCCTTCACACTTTATATCTACCTCTTCTCTAATAGGTGTAATTAAAACCCAACCGTATTTATTAGCTTTTTTAACTAATTCTTCCCAAGTCATTTTAACAACCCTTCAATAATTTTAATCATTTGTTCATAAGTTCTATGTTCAGCAATTGTAATATCATACTCATCCATATCATCACTTACTGTTATATCGCCGTTTTCTTGAAACCTTACTGTATGATTTCCTTCTGATGATACCCATAGATACTTATAACTTGAATCCCAAACATTTGGGTCATAATGTTCTTCCATATAAGTTAATAAATCATCCCAAGTCATTATTTAATCCTTTTAATTTTATTCTCATATTACTTAATCTTCATACCAACAGCCTGTTTCTTCAGCTAATTCTAAAAATTTTTTTGTTATTTTTAAAGCCTTTTTTACTTCTAGTACATCATATTCATTAGCTAAAATTTCTTCAGGATGTAGAGATTCTTCTGTTTGATATATCATTTGCTCAACACTACAAACTTTAAATGGAACAATTTGACCAAGCTCTTCATTATATCCAATATTTTCTTTTAGTTCATATTCTGACATTATTTTACCTCACATGGAATAGGTTTACCGTCAAAATCAAGATTAATTGAAAGACGTAAAGGTCCTTCTATGAATTCTTTGCCATCTATACAAACTCTCCAATATGACTGCTCTGAATTTTCATTTACATAATTATAATCATCAGAATCTATATCGTCAATGTTTGTATCACAACCTCCTAATGATACAAACATAAAGAAAAAAAGAATAAGAATATCATCAAATACTTTCCATCTTAATTTTCTTTTTAATGCTTTTTCATATTCATCAACCATTATTTTTAATCCTTAGCTAATTCAAATAATTCATGATAATGATCATAAATAAACTGTGTTTCTTTGCAGTAATCTTCTACTACCTCTTGAATATCTTTACTATCATTATTTTTCCATATTTTTTTAAAATTTTCTATAAGTTTTAAATATTGTTCTTTATCAGATAATTTTAAAAAATATTTATTATATCTTTTACTCCATATATATGAATTTAAAATATCATTATTTAATGTATAAAAAATCGGACAACTTTCATATTCCATATAATAATGATAACAAGTTAAACAAGATTCTAAATACATAAATTGTGCTGGAGTATAATCTTTATTAATTCTAATTTTATACATAATTTTATTTAAATCGTGGACCATATTATTTAATCCACATAATTGTTTATTATCTTTATCATATTTATATACATTCCAGAAAGTTTTAATAAATTTACTTAAACAATTTATATAATTAACTAAATATTTCTTATCGTTATTAATACGAAAAGGATGTTCTTTAACTAATTTATGTAAATCTAATAACTTTTTATTCATTATCTTCTATTTCTTTTATATTCATATCTTTTTCTGTTAAAATAAAATTAGCTCCATCTTCAGATTCTATTTGTAATACCGCATTTCTAATTCCACAAGCTTTACCTAATTTTTGAGGAATTTCATACCACCATTTTTTAATATCTTCACAATCATTTTTATCATAATCACGTAAATCACCCCAGATAGTTACAACACGCATATATGCTGCTCCTTCTTCATTGCGATCTATAATTTCTACATCCAAACTGCCTTCAGAACCATAAGGCATATTTCCATTTTTATTAGGATTATAATAAGTATCTCTTGTAAAAATTTTTTCTAAGTCCGTTTTATTAGTAGTATTAAGAATAGCCTTATAATCATCTATTCTAATACATCCTGCTACATGTGTCCATATACTCATTATTTATACTCCTTCTTTAATTTATTTATCTTTTCAGAAAAATCACAATCATTACAAATAAAATTATCTATATACTTCGGTTTAGCCAATTTTAATGCAACTTGTATTGAATTTTTTAAATATGTATAATACTCTAAATTAGTACTATTACATTTGGGACAATGATAAACAATTATTTTCTTTTTAAATATGTCTTTAATCATCTATTTCTCCAGTAAAATGAGCTTGCTCTAAACTAGGAAGAATTTCCCAACTTCTATACATCATTGCTTCTTTATTAAAGCCGTCTACTTTAGTAACAATATCTTTAGCTATATTAAATTCATATATTGCTCCACCTATCATACCATATACTTTTGTTTTTTGAATAGAAGTATAAATAAAATAGCCTTTCTTTAACATTTCAAAAGCATCTTCAAAAGAATGAGTACCTATAAATTTAGTCCAAGTATCATTTCCAATTATAATATAATTAAGTATATTAATTAAAAGTTTAAGCATTTTATTCCTTTCTATGTTAAATTTAAGCAATCTTCAAATGGCCAATGTTCATCTTTCCAACTTACAATAAATGGATAATTAACTAACATACCAATTCGTAATATAGGAAACTCTTCCTTTAACTTATCAAAAATTACTTGATTCTTTTTATGGATACGGTTCAAATAATTCCACCAATCATCAGGTAACCACATAACAGCATTTGGTTGGATCAGTCTTGTGTCATCTTCAAACAAATAATGGTCTCTATCAAAATATAAACCCAAACTATCATATAATATATATCCTTTAGCATCCTTATAAGGTAACTTTATACAAAGTTCTGGTCTAATATTTGAATATTCTTTTATTGTAACTTTATAATCTTTAATTCTAAACCCATCTAAAAACCGTTTAATTTGTTCGACTAACAAATGACAAGCCATTCTACGAGCATCTATAATGTGATGTTCTTTCCAATCCCATTCTTCTTGTTTACCTGCATATTTTAATGCATATTTATATATTTCTTTTGCTACCTCTTCATTATATTTCATTTATTGTAATCTTTCTTCTATAAATTTATCACAATCTTTTTTCATATGAAATTGACTTCTTTTATTAGTTGGTAAATATACAATTTCATTATCTTTCATAACAAACATAATAGTCTTTTCATTTCCTGTTTTAATTTTACCTGTTGGAATAGCATAATATATTCCATAACCTTCTTTTTCAGTTATTAAAGTAAATATTATTTCTTTTTGATTACTCATTTAAATTTCCTTTTATTTTATTAAAAAATATAAACTATAAATCATAACTTGTAAAGCCAAAAAAAAAATTTAAAATTTAATAATTTTTAATCTGCTGATTTACTGTTCTAATTTAATAGTTAAGTTTCTAATTTATTCACATATAATAATCAAAAAAGAATACATAAATGTCAGTAAAACCTAAATTAGATCCGGAGGTTAAGGTTGAACTATTAATAAAATTGGCTTTTGGAATTCCAATTGATGAATTAGCTAAAGAATATGATCTTACTCGGGCAAAAATAATAAACTTACGTAAAAATAATTATATAATATATAATGACTTTTTAGAGCATTGGAAAATTGATAAGCAAGTAGCTGCGTTAGATTTAGTACCAAAAATAGAAAGGGCTCTATCAGTTGTAAAAAAATTTTATAAAACAAAAATTAAAATTAAATCTAGTGATGAAATATATTTTAATAATCAACCTTGCTCTACTACTGAAATTGTAGAAATGGCAGATAAGATTTTACAAAAAGATGCAATATATGGATTCAAAGATATGTCATTATATATAAAAAACAATTATTAAAGTCATTAAAAAGGAGAAAATAAATGGCTGTAACTCAAAAAACAATCGATATTTCAAATACTGAATATAACTCAGAATTAGAATGGGCATCAGCAAATGGATACTGGTTAAATTTATTAAACGGTATTACATGGGATGAAAAAATTAAAAAATATAGATTAACTCCTCTTAAATATTCAACTGTTTCATTATATGGTGAAAAAATTCGTTTTGGTGATGGTCAAGAATTTCAAGTTATCTTTTCATGTTTAGCTTCTGAATATTTACATAAACAAAAAGTTAAAGATGAATTTAATGATAAAATTCAATGGCTTAAGGACCAATATAATGAGCAAGTTAAATTAAAACGTCATATCGATAGTAATAACACAGACTTGAAAAAATTACGTGCTGAAGGTGCTTTAGCAAATAAAGAAGATTTAGCAGACGGATTAGATTAATATGGTACAAACAGCTAGTAAAGTAAAGTCATTAGCTGAAGATCTTAATTTAAGTGAGTCTAAGGTCTCAGCTGTACTTTACGGTTATCTTACTTATTGTTTACAAGAAGCCTTATTAGACGGTGAAAGCAAAACAATCTTCGGTATGCTAAAATTAGATGAAAGTCATCGATTAGTATTAGAAAATGATATTACAGGTTTAATTAGTTTAATAAACAGGTCTGATCTCAAATTAATTCGTAAAATTGCTGAAGATGGACCTGCCGCTTCTATATTTGGTATATTAGATGAGACTAGAAAAGTATGATTTATTCTGAATTTCAAATGGAAGAAGATTTAGCTGATATAATAGAAGATACTTTTGATACATGCTCAAGTAATCGAGAAGAAATATATTGGCTAATTAGTTTTTTACGCGGAATTATAGGAATAAAAAATAAAGATAAACGTACTTTACCAGATAATTACAAATTAAATATGTGGCAGTATCAAATGTATCTTATTCTTGATAAATATAAGCATAAATGGAATATGTAATATGGCTGAAAAGAAAAAGCAAGGGGAATATACATTATCTTATGAAGAATTATCATCTAATGATATGGTATTCTTATTTTTAACTATATTAGAAAGTCGTGGATATCATGGTTTTATAGAGATGATGTCAGTATTAGATAATCCAGGACTTGTTATTAAGTTATTATGCTTATTTTATGGTCTTTCTGTTCAATTTCCTCCTTTGGAAGAAGTAGAAAAATGTTTAAAAGCAACTGAATATATATTTACTGATATGCATAAAAAAATAAATGATAAATTAGTTGCTAAACCCTTGGATATTCGTAATCATATGAATCTTACGGAAGAAGAAGAACAAGAAATACTTGATATTTTTGACAATTGGACCTTATATATGGCTAAAAACGGTCATGATCCACGTTCACTATTTCATATAAACCGGAATAATACTAAAAAACGTATGGAAATGACTATAAAAGGTAAGAAATGGACAGCTAAAAAGTATTAATCATTAGCTAGTTCTAATATATAGTATATAATTAGAAAAGGAATTATATAAAATGAGTATATCTGATACACCAAAAATTTGGATCGATGAAGATGAATTAGATACCTATGACAATACTTCTGCTTTAACACCAGTAGAAGAAACATTGCCATTACCAACTGATGAAGAACGTCAGGATATGTTAAAAGCTAGTAATGTTTCTAAAGAAAGTAAAGGAATTCTAGAATCTGTCTTAGAATTAAGCCGTTTAGGTAAACTTGTCCAAGAATTGCGTACTCAAGAAGATGCTGAAGCGAGACGTGGTGTATTAGATATGTTTTGTGAAAATTTTGTATCTAGTCGTATGCGTAACAATATAGTTGCTGAAAAATTAAAAAATGGATTATTACTTAAACTTCTTAATAATATAGAAAATTTAGACTTAGAATTAGCTGGACGTTTATATGTAGATTTACAAGAAACAAGTACTAATGATTATGTTCAAGCTATTGGTCAAATAAATGGTACTCCAACACCTATGCCTGGTCAACCTGGAATTAATCTTACAATTAATAATGCTACTTCAGAAGGTGCAAGCATTACAAATCAGACTTTAAATACTACAGGTGATGATTTGCAAAGACTAAAAGAAACAAATCAATTAAATACTATGTTACATAATACTTCCAGGATGCAATTACCACGTCAAGGACAAATAACTGTAACCCAGTCTTAATATACTTTATTACCACTTTTTTATTTTTGTTATAAATAAGCCATATATCTTGTATAGTCTAAAAAATAGGGCTTTACAACTAGTTCTAATATATGTTATTTTTCATTTTTGAAGTCAGTGCAGTTAGCATTAAAGAGGCAAACGAAAGCAGGATTTAAAATATGATAAAAAACAAAATTTGGTTATGCTGCTATTTGACAACGTTATTACTGAGTCAAATAACTCCAGCAGAAGCTAAAACAAATTATGATGCCTTACATACAAAACATGATATTGTAGCAAAATATGAATGTGGCAAGTTAGGGTATCAAGCTATTAGTAGAGATAGTTATGGTGGATATTCATACGGAAAATGGCAAATTTCAACAAAACGTATAAATGGTAAACCTTCTACATTTGACTTTTTCTTAAATTATTTAAAGGATAACGATAAAAATATATATATAAAACTTATAAAAGCTGGAGGTTATCAAGCTGCCTTTAAAGGTAATGAAAACTTTATTAAAACTTGGAAATCTTTAGCTAAAACAGAGTCTTTTAAAGTTGTATATGATAAATTTCTTTTAGATACTCAAATTATTCCAGTATATACACGTATGGATAAAAGTGGTAATGAGAAATTAGATAAAATAACTACATGGGCTTCTGAGAATAATGCTATACAAGCGGCTCTTAAGTCTACAATTATACAACATGGTACAAGTGGGGCATATAAAATATTTGTAAATGTATCGAATATGTCTAAAGATATAAATAAAGATACATTTATTAAAAATTTATATACATATAGAAAAATACACTATCCAAAATATAAGACTCGTTATAATTCTGAATGTAAAGATATAATAGCATATCTACACTCAGAAAAAACAAACAAAGAAGTCGTTAAAAAAGATAAAATCGTTATAGCGGCTAAAACGGGGAAAACACTATCTTGGTGGGATAAACTGAAAAAGCTGATTTCTTAATCTAATTTAATTAAATTCGTTCGCCTCTTTTACTTTTTTATTTATTTTTAAATTTTTTCCTATTATAATATTTTCTAATTATATAAACATTAACAACTAGAGAGTTTATTATGATAGAAGAATACCTTTATGGTCTATGTTGCTTAATTATCTTATTTATAAGTTTAAGTGCAATGTTATATTGGGTATTAAGAGAATAAAATTTTATTAAAAAAAACATAAATCAACTATATTTACACATAATTTACCAGTTCTTAATAATTGGGTAAAAAATATAACTTGTCAAAGTTACTGACAGGTTAGGTGTGTAAAAAATAGGGTAAATCATCCATTACGTTTTCATATAGTTATACGTATTTATTTTAATTTAATCTTTAAAACATTTTACTAGCTTATACACCTTTCCTTGTTAGTCATAAAGACGTTAAATAACAAAGGATATTTTAACATATGACAATAAGACGTGGTAATAGCATCATAGCTGGTAATCAAAATTATATATTTGATATTACTCCAACTTCTGGTTCAACTAATCCTGTGACAAGTAATGGTATTTATGAAATTCTTGAAGATAAGCAAGATATTCTAGTTAGTGGAACAAATATAAAAACTATAAACAATGAAAGTATTTTAGGTAGTGGTAACATTACGATTAGTGGTGGTGGATCTGATGTTGAAGAATATTCAATTGCTGAAGTCGAAGCTTTATGGGATGGAGAAAGTGAATAATGGTAAAAGTTCAAGCCGATTCTCAAGGTAAGGTTATAACCTTAAATGGACAAGCATTAGTTTCATTAGATTTAAATCAAAATAAAACAATAACAGAAAATGGTACATACACTGCAGATTCTGGCTATAATGGTTTAGGCACAGTTACTGTTAATGTACCTAGTACTTCTAGTACTAAATATGGTATTTCTATAGATAGTATGTTTGGAGATCCAGATGCAAATGGTAAATTATTACCTCCTACTGTATCTTCTCCGAATTTTGTTTTACCTAGTAATATAATTGATTTAGGAAACAATTCTCTCAAAGAACGATTTGCTAATAACTCCTCAATTAAAACTGCAGTATTTCAAGGAGTTAAAAATATAACAGGTAATAATGCCCTCAATAAATGTTTTTCTCAATCCACAATACAAACTGTTAGTTTTCCAGAATTAGAAAATGTTACAGGTGATGAAGCTTTATATCAATTGTTTTATTTTTGTTCATCTATGTCATCTATAACTTTTCCTAAATTGAAAACAATAGGAAAGCCAGTTAGTGGTACCTACGAGAGTAATGGTGGACAGTTTGGATATTGGTATAGCACTGGATTATTAACAGAATTATCATTTCCAGAATTAACAACTATTTATTGTACAGGTAGTAGTTATTTTTATGGGACTTTTTATAATTGTACTAGTATAAAAAAATTTTATTTTCCAAAATTAACTCAAATAACTTATGGATCAGGTGCTTCATCGAGTAATCAAAGTGCATGTAATTATATTTTTTCTAATTGTAGTGCATTAACTGAAATACATTTTGGATCAGCTAATCAAGCTGCGATAGAAGCTACTACTGGTTATAGTACAATCTGGGGTCGTGGTGCAGGAAATGCTACAATTTATTTTGATTTATAAAGGATTTTAAGATTATGAAACAAACATATTTAGTAATGATAAAAGCAGATGATAATAAAGTTTTAGTAAAAGACAATAACTATTGTACATCTGTACTATTAAAAGAAAACGAAAGTCCAGATGATTGGAATGAAATTTCATATGAAGAGTATGAAAAAATAATTGAATCTCAAAAGAAACAAGACTCTAAGGAGTAGCTATTATGAAAGTTTTATCTACAACTTCACTAACCAAGTTAATAGAATTAATAAAATCTTCTTTTCTCAGTGCTGATAATATAGTTACAACACAAACAATATCGTGTCCTGCAGATTCAGAAGTTGTGCATAATACTGGAGATGAAACAATTGCTGGTATAAAAACTTTTTCATCTTCACCGGTTTTACCTACACCAGCGTCTTCTGACAATTCAACAAGTGCTGCTACAACAGCATTTGTAAAAGCTCAAGGATATGCTACAAGTGATACTAAAAATACAGCCGGATCTACAAATACGAATTCAAAAATCTATTTAGTTGGTGCTACTTCACAAGCAGCTAATCCGCAAACTTATTCTCATGATACAGCTTTTGTTGATACAGCTGGGTGTCTTAATTCTGATACACCTGCTGTAAATAACAATTCAACAAAAGTTGCTACTACAGCATATATTGAGACTAAATTTAAGGTTGTGAGTGCTTTACCTGCATTCCCAGACTCTAATACATACTACTTTATTCCGGAGAGTTAAACTAATGACTGTATATAAAGGAAATGTTCAGCAAGGTAATTTGAGTAAAGGAAGTAATACTTTTATTAAAGGGTATAAGGGAAATCAACTTATATATCAAAGTAGCTTACCTAGTGGAACAAAATTATTTGAATCAAGTACTCCAGGAAACTATAGTATTAATTTAACAGAAAGTAGAAAGTATAGAATTGTATGTCAAGCAGCCGGAGGCGGTGGAGCCACAATTGGCTATACTAGTTTCTTTACAGATATGTCAGCAGCCGGAGGCGGTGGTGGTTCAGGTTTTGATTGCATCATATATTTAGATAGTGGTAATTATGCTATTTCAATAGGTTCTGGAGGAACTAGTTATATAAATACAAGGACAGCCGGTTCTGGTGGAACAGGTGGCAATAGTTCATTTGGAAGTGCAATTTGTTATGGTGGGGAAGGCGGAAAAGCTAATTCTGGTTCAGTTTCTGGTACAGGAGGAGCTGGGGGAGCCGCGCCATATATACCTTATTCAATTGAGACGGCCCGAGTTAATGCTGCTGGTCAAGCAGGAGACGGAACAGTAACAGGCTTTGTTTATGGAGGAATGGCAGCAGTATCTGATAATCCAGTTGGAGCAGGTAAAGGTGGGTCAGCTACATCAACGACTAATACATATGCTGCTCAGGCTGGAGCCAATGGATATGTTTCAGTTTTAACTGCTTAATATAAATGGGAAATTAGAAATGACAGAAGAATTTAACTATGGTGATATTATAGAGTATATTGACTCTACTCGTGATTTATATTTTGAGGCTGCTCATAAATGGGCGCGTACTCATAATGCTACTTTTGAAGAGTTAATTGATAGGCGTGAAGAAAAAGACGGTAAACTTTATCGTTATTGGCAAATTTTAAAACGTCCAGAACCAGAGCCTTATGTTCCTACTCCAGAAGAAGAAGCTGAGAGAAAGAGACAAGAACGAATTTATAAATTACGTCAATCTTTAGAAGAAACAGATTATGTTGCCCTTAAGTTAACTGAAGTTATTGCTGAGAAAGATGAAGAAGCTTTAACCCAAATGCTAGAAGAATATGCTGATGTACTTGCTAACAGAAAAGCATGGAGAGAAGAACTTAGCAAATTATTAATTAACGAATCTGGCTCAGACGAAGACGGAGAATAAAATCACAATTTAAAATGCCTGCTTAAATTTACAAAATTCTTTTGAAATCGAAGACTTACCTTTCCTGAAAATCATAGTTTAATAGGAAAGGTATTTTAATATAAGTCTTTCATATACCAAGTGGTACAAAACTATTGGAAATTTTTACTTGTTAAATACCACATAAATAGTTTAACACTACTTAGCTATATAATACCAGAAAATGGTTATAGTGAATCTTAGGTTCTAATTATATGTTTATATTAAAACTTTTTATGGAGTTGTGACATGGGTTTAATATTTCGTATTATAGCAGGAGCTATAGGCGGATTATGGCGTAGATTCTTTGGTGGATATGATTCAAAGTATGATACATTAGAGAAACGAGGTATTCAGATGATATTCTGTATCATCACAGTCTTTTTATGGGAATTTTTTGTTAAGCATATGTCATGGTACTTTGCTTTAGCTACCGCTATATTTTTCTATATTTTCTGGTGTAAAGGTCACTTCTATTATTTTCAATGTGGGACCGAATCAGATGAATATATAGACCAAGAAGAAGCTAAAGGACGTAAACCAGCTATGAACTGGATTGTAGTTCCCGTTAACAAATGGTTAGGATTTGCTCCACGCTCTAAACAATATTGCTTTGTTGGTATGCTTTTACGTTATGGACTATGGTCTTTACCTGTTGCTGCTTTGACTGGATGGGAATTTGTTATTTGCGGTCTTGCTATTCCGTTTATCTACAATGCATGCTTCTGGATTGAATTACCTCCATCTAAGTTTGCTAAATCACCTACAAATTATGCAGAAATTTTTAGCGGAATATTGGCATATTACTTTATATTCTAGGCTTAGTCTACTAAATCGTCTTCATATAGAGCCTGTATGTCACAAAGCATACAGGCTTTTGAATTACTATAGCATTGATATAGTTTAGAATGTCCACAAGATAAAAATTCAGATCTTTCTTCTAAAAGTTTTGGCTGGTCTGATACGTCATTAAAATATTTTGAAAACGGTGAATAACCATTATATTTATATGTCCCAGAATTCATTGTAGATAATATAAAGCTTCTGAATACATCATAATTAACTTCTTTTAAATAAGCTAAAAATTCAAATAAATCTTCTCTTTTAAAGTTAAAGTCCGATAATGGTGGTAAATTCTTATTAATGGGATGAGGATAAAGAAATTGTAAATTATTACCTGGTATATTTTTATTTATAAAATCATTTACTTCAAATTTACCTTCTTTCCACATATCTATAACATATTGAGTCAATATCATTTGAACTCCAACTCTATAATCATATCTATCGTGGAATTCTCGGATTGTTTTAAGGACCGTAGAAGCATCCTTTTCATTTTTGAAGCGATATTTAAGATCATAGGAAAAATTCATGTCTACGAGCTTTATAGACGATTTATTGACTATTCTATCTACAACTTCATATAAAAAGGTAGGATTATATATTCCATTTGTAACAGTTGAATACCTTCTATTTAGATTTTGTGATACTTTTAATATTTTTTCTATGATATCGTCAACTAATTGTAAATAAGCTTCTTGTATTTCTCTATCTGTAATAAAGTATATTTCACCACCAAGTAATGAAATACCAGCCGAAAATTTATCTTTCCAGTCTATATAATCTATATTTTTTCTAATAGCCTCTATAGACTGTAATTGTCTTTGCTTATTTAATATATCTTTATCTTTTATTAAACAAAATTTACAAGCATTACTACAATTAGCCCATAAAGAATATTGTACCATATTAGACATCTAATTCTGCCTTAAATTTAGCTATATCATCCCACATTTTAATTTCTGAATCAACATATCCAGATTTATCATATAAACCAAAAGGTAATAATGTCTTATAATTTTTATTAGTAATTCTATATATAGTATTTATATAGATTAAATACATAGTATCAGCTTTTGTTTTACAATCAAATAATCTATTTATATCTATTACTTTATCTTCTATTACCGTTTTATTTAAAAATTTTAAAAAATCTTCTCTTTTAGGTAAAAAATTAGGTACTAATTGATTAAATTCTTTTTTATCTCTATAATCATATCCGATATGAGGAATATTATAATCAACAGAAGTATTATATTTTGTAACAAAGTCTCTTATATCAAAATTTCCACTTAAAACATTTTCTATAAAATTCTGAGTTAATACAATTTGAGTATGCATAGTTAACATAGGATATTGAGCATGCAATCCTAAAACATTCATTTCCCATAAATGCTTTTCTTTATTTGTCTTAAATCTACCTTCTATATCATATGATGTATTAATACTTAATCTTCTTAAAACTTTAGCATCTATAAATTTCTGGATAAAATAATTAAATTCAGTATTTAAATCAAAAATAAGAGATGTAGCAATATAAAATTTATATATTTTATCTTGTTTCATTCTATTTATGATTATATCAATAGCCTCATAAAACTTATCTCTTACTTCTTTTGTATCTAACTGACCACCAAAGAATTCACCACCAATAAATCCTATTTCATCATATTCTTCAACTTCATCACTATTCAAAACAAATAGTACTTTATCTAAAACAGTTAATTTTTGTTCTGTATTAGATAATGGTTGATATTTATTAAAACAAAATTTACATCCAACATGACAATTCTTCCATAATTCAAATTGTAAAAACTTAGTCATTATTCATCCTCCATTTCTTCTAAAACAGAATCTAAAAATTTAATTCCCTTTATAAGTAAATCTGGTCTTTGTAAAAAAGTTGGTGCTCTGAATCTAATTATTCTATTATCATCTAATTCTATTTCACAAGTTTTTAGATTATTTCTTACATCTGGTGTTAACTTACCATCTATATCAGTAATATGAAAGAAATAAGGAGCGCAATTTTGTTCATCATCTGTTTTAAAACCCTCTTTATTTATTAAATCTGAATAATAATGATTCATAACAGTCCTAAACATAAATAACTTCTCTCTACGCTTTAATATTTCTTGAAGCATATCATAATAAGTCATTCCCCAATTATATATTTTGTCTCCAAAAATCTTATTGTCCCCAATAGTTATTAAAATACCCATATTAAATCTTCTTACGATAGCATGAGCTGTACCTATTACATAATCAAATATAGAATAATCCCGTGGTAAAAGAAACATCTCTTGTACATTATCTATTACTATTTTACATTCTATATTATTTTTAATACAAAATTCTTTAATTTGTCTAAAAAAATCTTGTGGTGTGCTAAAACTATTTCTAGCGTGGGTACCTATAATATAAACAAATATTTTCTTATATTTTAAAATTTCATCAAAAGCTGCTTTAGCATTATTCTTTTTTAAATCAGGTTCTTGATATAAAAACACATTATCACATAAATCTAAATTTATATTAACGGACGGATGTTCAATATGAGAAGATACAACTAATGTATTTTCATCAACATATTCTTCAAAAAGTCTAGAAATAAAAGTTGTAGCGGAATCAGAAAAACGAAGTTGTGCATTTTTCAATGTTAAATTACAGCAAGGCATTAAATCAAAATATTTTTCCGCCAGTGTATCAAAATATAATTCATCTATAACTGGTTTATTCTTATTAGTATTATTTAAATATTCTAATGTCTTTTCATCGATAGGATCTTGATTTATCCACCAATCTATCATATCTCTATTCTTCATCTTCAAATTCCTTTACTAATCTATTAATATCACATAACATACAATCATTACTATCTGCATAATGACTGAACCATTCTAAATGTCCACAAGGCATACATTTACCTTCTTCTCTATCATCTTGTCTGTCATGATATATTCTTAATGAATCTCCCCCTAAATTTTCATATAAGCATTCAGCTCTATATTCACGATTAAACAAAATATCTAGCTTTTTATTTTTAATAATCCAAATAACAAAATTTAAAAAATCATTACGCTTAGGAAAAAATGTAGTCAATCCAGTCCTTTTTATAAAGCTATTCATATCTTTATCAAGGGAACCTATATCTGGAGCTTTAAAATATATACTTGTCTTATAAGTCTGCTCAAAATTATCAAAAAATTCATTATTTTTATTCCATTCATCAAGTAAATCTTGTGTTAATACAAAAGTTGTATTTATTTTTATATTTTGATAATTTTTATGTATATAATCTATATTATTTACCCAGTTAGCTTTTAATTGTTCTGTATGAAATCTTCCTTTTAAATCATAAGATGTACAAATCCATACATTATCAAAAGCATTTAATATATTTAATGTATTTTTTAATTCTTCACAAATCGGTTTAGTAAGAGTAGTAGTAATCCAAAAATGGTCTATTTTATTACTTCGATAAAGGCTTTCTACACATCTTATAATTTCAATAAACTTTTCTTTTAATTTTAATGTATCTAATTGTCCTTGAAAAAATTCACCACCAATTAAACCTAATGAATCATATTTAGTCCAAGTATTTTCATCTTTTATAATTTTTAATGTATTTTCTATAGCTTTTAACTTATATTCTTCTGGTAATTTAAAATTTTCTTCACCAATATAACAAAACTTACAATGCAAATCACATTGTCTCCACAATTCAAGCTGTAACATTTTGTTATTCATCTAATATTTTCCTATGTTTTAATATATCACATATAATACATTCTTTACTATCAGCATAACATTCTCTATATAATTTATCATGTCCACATGATGCTATTTCATCTTGTATTTCTTCTATATATAAAGAATTAAGTCTACTTGTAACCTCTTCAGTAGGTAAAGTATGTATTTCACAAGCTCTTTTTTCTAAATTAAATAAGTTATTATATAGAATAGGATTTACTACCTTTAATTTGTCTAAAAATTTGAAAAAATTTACTCTTGTTGGAAAAAAATCCTTTAAATTTTCATTAGAATGACTATAAGACCCAGAAGGACGTATTAAATCAATATCATAATACATTATTTTATCAATAACTTCTTTTTTATTTTCTAAAAATGCTTTTATTAAGGCTTCTGTTAAAATAGTTTCATAATGTAGCTCACAGTTATAAGCCATTACTAAATCTACATTATTTTGCCATATTTTTTTATTAACTTCATTAAATCTACCTACATAATCCCAAGATGTATTAATAGAAAAACAGTTCATTAATCTATTTTCTCTAAATAATTCTAAAATATCTTGCAAAATATAGTTTTTATTCAATAAAGCTGTTACCAAATAAAATTTTTTAAGCTTTTTATCTTTAATAAGTTGAATTATCTTTTCTATAAGTTGTAAAAAAGCATTTTTTATATCACCTATAATGTCCTCTGTTAATAATTCACCACCAATTAAAGTCATTTCATCAAAATCAGACCAATTTATTGTATCTAATCGTCTAATAGCTTTATTTATAAGCTCAACTTTATTTAATTTAAATGATTTAAATTCTCTGATAGCACAGAAAGAACAACTATTTGGACAATCTAACCATAATTCAAACTGTAATATCTTCATATTAAACCTCAATAAAAATTTAAAAGGTCACATAACATACATTTATCTGAATCTGAATAACACTGATATAACTTTGAATGTCCACAACTATTATTCTTATGTTCTTTGTCTGAAGATAATCTTGGTTTTTGTTTAATATTATTTGAATTAGTCTCTAATAAACCTGTATATTTAAATCTAGATGAATTTATTACCGATGAAACAAATGCTTCAAAGTTTCTTGAATAATTTTCTCGTAAAAATTTACAAACTTCTAATAATGACTCTCTTTTAAAATTAAAATCATTTAATTTAATTCCAGTAGCAATAGGATGCGGATAAAGAAATGCTAAAACATTACCTGGTACAACGCTATTTTCAAATTCTTCTATTTTAAATATACCATTTAATATCATATCAATTAAATACTGTGTTAATATCATTTGTACATTAACTACATAATCATATTTAACATGAAAAGCATTTATATTATCTATTACTCTTTGAGCATCAGATTGTGTTTTAAAACGATATTTAAGATCATATGAAAAATTTATATCTATTCTACTCTTATCTATACCTTTTTCTAAAAATCTATCAATTACTTTATATAAAAAAGTAGGATCATATAATCCATTTGTAACAGTAGAATATACAGTATATTCATTAGGTAACATTACTTTATCTATAATGTCATCTATGAGTAATATAAATTCATCTTGAAGATTTTTGTCTGTAATAAAATAAACTTCACCACCAAGTAATGAAATTCCATCTTTAAATTTATCTTGCCAATCTACATAATTGAGATTAGCTCTAATATTTCTTATACGTTTTATTTGCTTATTTAATGAAATAGGAATTCGTTCTGTACGTAAACAGAATTGACAAGCATTACAACAATTAGGCCAAATGCCATATTGTACCATAGACATGCTTAATTTCCCCCTTTCAGCAAATAATTTAATCTAATTTCATATAGCCTATAAACATACTAGAGCTACTAGAAGAACTACTCGAACACGAAGATGAAGATGAACAACATGAAGATGAAGAACTACTAGAATAAGCTGTCATTGTATAAACAATTTGATGTGTTTTAGCTGTATCATTTATAATTTTTTCTAAGTCTTTTAAAAACTCTTTTACATCAGCTGAAGAAATTAATTCGCCTTCAGGAGGTGTTGTTACAGGTTGATAATCACATACACTTTTATACATTCTGAGTTTTTTTGTTTCTGGAGTTAAAGTGTCAGTAGGACTAGCTACTCCCCATTTTTGTCCTGTTACAAATAAGATATTACTAGTACAAAAGGCTGCTACATTATTCCAAAAATTAATTACACCTCTTGTAGTAATTGGTTTATCAGACTTAGTATCGATACTTCTAGCTTGCATAAAACTATTAAAATCACTAGTAACTTTACTTACACTCACAACTGGAACAACAGTACTACTTACAATACTAGCTTTAACTCCACAAGCAGCACTAGTAGCACTACCACTTGGATTAAAAGCATTAACAGTAGATTTAACTACATCTTTATTTGTCCAGCTACTTTTAAAATATGCTGGAACACTACTACTATAATCACTACCAATATTAGTACAACTAGTTTTTAACCAATTGAGAAAGGTTGAAGTTAATTCACTATATGTTATAATGTTATTAGGATTGATCGCCATGACTAATATTATCCTCTTCAAGTAATCTTATGTACATATCAAATTGCCTACAAAAAGAATATACTATTTCATAATTATCTGCATATAAAACTTCTTGTCCACAAGGTGTATATTTCTTAAAAAGCTTTCCGATAGTTTGAAAATCTAATAAGAAAAGTACCTTTTTATATCTATCAAAAATAGTCTTAGTTACTTTTTCATCATGTGTTGTACAATGCATAAAACATGATAAATAAATACCTAAAAGGTTATTAACATAATTATCCAATTCTTTTTTAATAGCATCTTTTATGTCTATAAATTCCATGGTAGAATTAAACATTACAGATTCATTACTAAAAAAATCATCAGTAAAACTATTATTACCCTTTATTAAAAGAAAAACATTTAATGCTATTATTGTGTCAACTTCTTCTTCGTTATTAAAAAAGTCTAAAAATAACTTTATTTTTTCTTCTTTTGTAAGCTCTTTATACATTTTTTAATTCTCCTTTCTACCTTATAGTATAGAACTTTTATATAAATGTGCTAATCCAACAATTGTTCTTTTAATCGTTTACAATCACATACAAAACACTCATCAGAATCACTATAACATCGTTTAAAATTCTCTGAATGCCCACATAAACTCTTATCAGATGAAACATCATCCAATACACCATTATCACTATCATATTTATGTAATATGATTTTTTGATTTAAAAGAAAATTATTACAATATTTTAATAAATATCCCGGCATTTGTTCATTTAATTTAATCAATGTATTAAATACTTTTTCTCTTGTTGGAGCGCCTATTACAGTACCAAATTTTATATATGGAATAGTATTTACCATTACTTGATGTCTACTTTCATATGTACTTATATCAAAACTATTATCTAAAACATCATTACAAAAATCATCTATTAAAATAATGTTTACATATATAGGTAAATCTGGATATTTATGTCGTATTTCGTATAGATTATCATAAAATAACTCATCAGAACTATTAGTACCATCATTTCTAAATCTACCATAATTATCACCAGATGTAGTAAAATGAATACGCCTAATTAAATCAAATTCTTTTGCTTTATCTAATATTGGTACTAATTGAGTATTTATGTCATATAAAATGTTTGTATTAATATATAATTGATCTATTTCATTTCTTTTCATTTTATCAAAAGTCAAATCATATAAATCATTTAAACTTTTAATAATAACTTGATTGGTTTCAGCTAAAGTTTCACCACCAACATATAAAACATGTGTATCAAATAAATCTGATACAGTTTCTTTAACTAACATTAATGATTCGAGTTTATGCGCTACCGTTTGTTGCTTTTCTTTTCTTTGCCAGCAAAATTTACAATCATTATTACAGTTATTCCATAAAATAAATTCATTTATTGGTAGCATTTATCCCCCTATTTTATTTTAAGTGTAACTGATATAGATCCTTTTGCTGAATTTTTTCTAACTGTAACACTTAATTTTTTCATTTCTGAGCGTATAATTTCTTTCCAAAAATCTACAACTATATTAGCACATTTATTTGAGCTATATTTTATCGTAAAAGTATGTTTTGTAAAGCCATTTTTCTGCAAACATGTCTCTAAAAGGTCTTTAAACTCATTTGACATTTCTGTTATGGTATGTGAACGCCAATCTAAAATTGTTGGTAAAGGACATTTTTGCACTAATTCATTTAATTCTCTATGGATATTATAATCAACAATATATTTAGCCAAATCATCTTTATTTGCAATAATTCTATTATTTGCACTCTCTAATTGATTTATTGTATATTGAACAGCTTCCGCTACTTTTTCATACCATTCTTCTGTAAATATCGATTCGCAAATATCTTCATTTTGAAAAGGATTATGCTCCATAAAAAGTATCTACCCTCTTAATTATTTTTATACTATATTTATTAGAATTCAACTATTTCTAAAAAGCAGCAAACTATTTTTCCGTTATTATTGATTTTATTAAATTAAGATTTTTAGTACGATCCTCTATACCGTTTAAACCACCATTAATTCTTTTAGTAATAGTTTTTATATCATCTTTATCAGCAAATGTATTAAGATTATTTTTATTCCAAAACCAGCATGCTGTTTTTACACATACTTCTGGATCAGATGTAATTAAATCAGGGTTTTTAACTAAGTCTAAATTAAGATCTTGACCACAAGCTTTATAATTATTAGTACCTGTAAGCTGAATAAGCCCACGACCTCTATAACGCCAACCATCACCACTCATTTCATTACCATTTCCCATACGATTAGCATATACTTTGTTAGCTATTTTCTCTGGCTGTCTAGCATAAGCATTAGCTTCGACATCAGTCTTAAAATATTTTCCAAATACTGACTTCAAAGCTTTAGCTGAATAATTTAAATTTTCACTTTTATATTTAAAATGTCCAGATTCATGAATAACTTGTGCTAAAAAATGACTTATACGTAAAGGTGTATTAATTTCATATTGTGGTAATACCTTATTTAAAGCCTCATAATAATAATCACAATCAGCCCTATTTACATTACCATTCATTTTATATAATTCTTCACGTAAGAATAACCAAGCCTCTTTTGACTTTTCTTTTTTATTTTTCTCACTAATATCTACTTTTTGAGATTGAATGGCCGGTTTTGAAGTATTAATATCTACTTTTTCAACCTTTTCATTCTTTTTTTCTTCTTTTTTCTTAAACCAACCAAACATTATACTCACCAGCCTATTAAATATCATTTTATATTTTTCCAAATATTAGGTATTTTATAAAATAAAAGGACCGAACTAATTATCCGATCCTTTCATTCGAAGTTTTTATAAGAAAATTAAATGATTATTTCTTGAAAGCAGCTATTGCAGCAGCTGTAGCTGACATTGTTCTAACCATTTTCTTCTCAGGTTGAGATTTTTTAACAGCTTCGATCAAAATCTTATTTAATTTTGTAGAGCTTTCATACATCTTCTGAGCAGTTTTATACATTTTCTCATTCTTAGCAGAAGCTTCTTTCAAAGTATCTTCAAATTTTTTGCCTTCTTCAATAACAGCTTCAAAAACTTTCTTCATTTCAGCAGCATGACCTTTTTCTAAATCAGCAGCTTGTTTTGCTAAGAAATCTTCACACAATTTTTTCATATTTACTAACTGCTTTTTATAATTTTCTTCACGAGCAGCAGCTTCTTTTAATTGTGCAAGTAATTCATTTTGAACTTCACTATTTTCTTCAACTTTACGGCTAGAAACATTTAATACATCTTTCATACCGTTATCTTCTTTTTTACGTTCAGCTTCAACTTTACCCGGTTCAAGCTTATCAGAATTACCACCATCCTTAGAAATACCATCAGCATTAACAGGAATTACTGGACCTTCATCCTTAGCAACTTCTTTTTCAACAGCTTTCTGAGTAGGTAATTCAGAATCTAAACCTTTAACACCAGGAGCTACATTAACACCATCAACTTTTTTTGAATCAATATTAGCAATGGTATCTTCAGCCTTTTTAACTTCATTTGCTTCACGCAAAAGTTTCAAGAAATCTTCTTTCTTCATGATTTAATTTTCCTCAAAAATCTAGATTTTTAACAAAATACAAAATAAAATTAGTTAACTAATTCTCTAATAATAGAACTATTTAATAAAAATAGATTAAGTTATATTTATACTATACCTCTTTAGCCATCATAATTGAAGCATCTAAAATAGGCATAATATACATTTGACTTGCTTTTGCTAAAATAGCATCGCGTCTGTCAATATTATCTTCAGGTAATTCTTCAGCATCCATTACAAAGTCAATACTATCTGGCAAATCATTTACTTTTGAAAGGAAATCAGCTAAATCAACTGGATCATCAGCTTCCATATTACTTGTCATATCATCAATATATTTGTCTGAATCCCAATCAATATTTGTTAAAGTAATATGATATTTACCTTTTTCTTCATTTAATGGTTTATCAATAAATGGATCAGAAGCTTCACCTGGCTTATTATACATTATTTCTGACATATTATTAGATTCATTCTTTATACCATCTATATCTTCTTGACTAATATATTCAACCGATATTTGATCTCTAACATCTGCCAATTCTTTATTTAGTTCTTCTTCTGATTCAAATGGACCAGTAATACCAATACCCATAGCACCTGCATACCAACCTGGTTCAATGTCTTCATAATGAGGAGCTTCTTCATCAAATTCAAGTCTACCTTCTCTTGACTGAATACCTCTTGCACAATGATTACATAACCAACCTAATTTACTTTCATGTCTCATTTCAGATTTTGGTAATCTATCTCCACACCAAGCACAGATAGCACTATTTTCTAAATCATATGATAATGAAGGATTATCTTCATTTTCCCAATTACCTTGATCTATTCCACTATAATGATGATCCCACTCTTCAGTACCTTCATCTAATTCATAAACATTTCTTTCGAAATCTTTATCTTCCATATCTTTTGAAGTTTCATCCCTTTTCCATACTCTTACAGAATATACATCACCAAAAGTTCCAATTCTATTCTCTAATTTCTGAGCAGCCTTATCATTAATAAGTTTATTACCTTCAGGAGTAATAATTAAATTTTCTGGATCATCAACACCTAATTCTTCAGGATATAAAAATACACGGATAAATTCAGGTTTACCACCATTAAATATTGATTGGCCACTTGTTGGATCGGCATTATTATAAATACCCTCTTCATTACCAAAGTCTAAATTATTAAATAATACAGCTATTTTCCAATCAGCTTTATTATTAGCTTCTTCGATTGGATCACCATCATACATTATATTTGGGGTATTTTTAATAATTTCTTTTCTAAAGACTTCTAATTGATCACAAGCATCTTGAGTTGATAATTTTTCATCACGCCAATCACTGAATATAGACCAAATATTATCCATATCTTCACTACTTATATGACCACCATTTATAAGAAAATCATGAATACAACTCATATATTGCATTGGATCATTATATCGATTACCATCTTCACTAAGTAATACATCACCACCAAATTTACCTTGCTCAATACCAGCTTTAGCAACTGCAGCTTGTTCAGGAGTATCAAATTCTTTTTCTACTTTATTATTATCATCAACTTCCATAGAAAGTTTATTACCATCTTGCTCTAAATCACCAGCAGCTTCCATTTTAACTGACTGCTGCATTCCATTTGTTTTGAATGATCTACTAGCTGGATCATAAATTGATTCCTCTCCTGTAGAAGTATCACGTAATTTAATCATTACTTGAGCTACAGAATCTTGTTTAGATTTCATATCCCATAAGTTAGCTATTTCATTTAAAATAGATTCTGTCTCAACAGCAGATACTGGTACAGTTTCAGAAGAATGGCCATTTTTACCATCTATTTCAACAATAGCTTCATAACGTGTATTACTACCATTTTCTTCTGTCATCGGAGCTGCAATATCACTATTTTCTACTTTAACACCTGCATTTTCGGCAGCTTGAATATTAACATCATCTGGAGCAGATATATCAGCATTATCTTTTTTATAATATTTTTCTGTTTTTAATATGCCCATAGTTTCAAGAATCTTTTCAATACCAGACAAATGAACTACACCAGACTCTTCTTTACCTTTAACAAAATGTATAGCATCTTTAGGGTCTTCAACAAAATCTATAGCATTACCATTCATTGCGACAAACTTAGGTTTACTATTCTCATCTGTTTCAGTATCTTCTTTAACACGTAATACAAATTGTTTACCTTCTTTAGGATCTTCCTCTTTAGTAGCTTCTGTCATAACTGATTCCTCAACCGGTGCTGTTCTCATATATTCAAGTAAATATTCATATGGAATATTTTCATTTTGTTCACAGAACTTACGACAAGCTTGTTCAAGTGTTAATCCTTCATTCCACATTAAACTGATAACTGCATCATGAATCCAATCAACAGATTGCGGAGTAAATTCATGTACATCATATTCAGTATCTTTACTTTCTGACATATTATTACCATTAATATATGCTTCCAATTTATCTAACATAGCATCTAAAGATTCATCTGTTTTTCTAGGATCTAATACTGCTGCAACATAAGCATCCATCATTTCTTGAGCATCTTCTCTTTCTTGACCAGAAAGCTTATTGTTATTAATCATATTATCAAGATAATCGTAAACTTTAGCACATCTTTGAGTACGTATATCTGTTGCTTCTTTCATAGAAACAGATTCACCCCATAATTTCTTTTGGACTTCAGCTGCAATATCACCTAAAGCAATTTTAGTATCTAATGCACTATTTTCACCACGTTCAAATTTAGCAAAAATATTCTCTGCTTGTTGGCGTAAAATATCTGATTCTGGTAAATTACTAATAATGAAATTATATTGTCTTTGTGCCATATTTTCAGCCACTTTTTCAGGACTACCGACATGATTTGCGTTATATTCACCAGAAATTGTACCCATAGAATCATTCATTTCAGATTCTGGAATATAATCTTCATTCATATCTTGACCATTTGCATAATTTAAATAAGTCTGATCAACTCCAGCATCAACCAAAGACTTATAAGAACGTTGCCATTCCATAGCATTATGATCATCACTATTACGAAGCTCGGCAGATACTCTCCATAACTCTTTTTCATCAGGACCAGTTATTTCAACACCCTTAATGTCAACTATTTTCTTTAAGCCAAGATTTTTATCATCTTCATTTAAAACATCATCTGTATCATTTTCAACTGATTCTTTAGGTTGTTCCTCTTTAACTACTTCAATTGTAACAGAATCAATATCAGCTTTACCATTTAAAATGGCTCTTTTAGCCATACCCAAAGCTTGATCTAATTCAGAAACTTCATCTTCTGTTTCAGTTTCTAATGTTACCATAGTTGTTTCTGCACCAGTTTTTGGATCAACTTCTGAATCCAACTTAGTAGATGTTTTTACAACCGAACCAAATTGAGCATCATCTATGTTTTTAGATAACATTAAAGCGTCATCTATATTACGTACTACATTTGTAGCAGAAGAAGATACAACAAAAGTCTCTGTAAGAGGTTTAGAAGTAATTTCAACTGATTCATTAACCGGTGTAGATAAAAATGTACCACTTGATGGTAAACCAACAACATCAGTACCTAGAAATTCATATTCAGTAACAACACCACTATTATCACAAGAACCTAAACCACGTATAGAAATACCTGCTCCAAATCCAGCCAAAATTAAAGATTGTAATTGAGCTCCTTGTTCACTCTTATCATCTAAAACTTCCCAATCTTCATATAAAACATTATAACGTTCTCTTTTACCTTCAATCTCAATTTCTACATTTTTAATATAGGCATTTACGACAGCATGAGAAACATCTGAAGGAATGCAAAAACTTGATTCTGGATGGTCTTTACATTGACTTAAGCACTGTTTAGTCTTAAACTTAGAAGCTGCTTCAGCAATAGCTTTACGCATAATATCAGTAGGATATATACGTCCATTCTGATTTTTTCTATCTAATACAGTACACGGAATGTTTTTAACAACTAAAATACCACCTTTACCGGCAGATAAACGCAATGATTCTTTTAAATCATGGCTTACTTCAAAGCAATTTATAAAATCGCCTGCTTCAACGAGTAATTTTTTCTCAGACATGAAAGGATCCTAAAAAATATAATTTAAACTTAAGTTAATTTATAGAACTTTTATATTTAAGTAAAGAGAAACCCCTCTGTTTTTATATAAAAGAAAAGAGGTTGTAAATTTCTTTTCAACCTCCTTAATATAATTAATATATCTATCAGATTATGACCAAGTAGCCTGTTGAGCAACTAAAGCATGATTTTTAACAGAATCGAGTTGTTCATGTAATCTTTCTAATCTTTTTTGTAAAGCATCTGTTGAAATTTTAAAGTCTGCCTCAAATTGAACACCATCACGAGCCTGAATAATAGCCTCGATAAATCTGTATGAAATAAACTTAGACAAAATATCAACTTTAGAAAAATCAGCATATTCTGGATCATCATAACCAACGGCTACTTGAATTGATAATTGACCTATACCAAAAGGTGGAGTTATAACTAATCTTTGTCTACTATTGTCTAATACATATGAAGGTTGACCTGTTGATAAATCATCATACGTATTATTAAGTAAAATTTTCATTGGATCTGTAGCAAATTGAGCAGTAGTCATATTATACCCAAACATTTGCAAGCTCCATAATGATGGATTCGAATAGTTACCAAAATATGGTCTTTCCATACGAATTACGCCAAGAAAATATGCATGCTCTAAATCTTCATCAGCAATTGCTGGAACTGCACCTGTTAATAAGTCATCGTAATAAATAAAAGTTTCACCATTTTCTACATGTGGAGGAGTAACACCAGTCCAAGAAAAAGTACCAGTAGCATCACCTGTTGTACTATATGTAGTAACATAATTTAAACGTAATGGAAATGTACGAAAATAATCTAAACAACCTAACTCAATAGCTCTATCACGTAATAAAGATTCTTTTTCACTAATCTGTAAATTAGGATTAGCTAAATCTAAATCTAAAGCTGAATTTATTAAATGACGCATACGGCCTATCTTAACCATAACTCTATATCCTTGATTATGCTAAATATACCAAATCACCTTCAAAACGTAATTCATTTGGATCAAAATCTAATAAATCATTATCCACTACAGCATCACTATAGCAATATAATTCAAAATTCTGACGATCATACTTATCTGGAATAGATACTTGACCAGTTTTATTTAATTGATCTATATAACCATTATATCTAGTTTGATCTTCATTCCACTTATCTACTGAAGCTTTGGCCCATTCATTCCATTTGGTATCATCCCAATCAAGTTTTTCTCTTAAAACTTTTTTAACTATAGCCTCAAATTCTGAACCTTCAACACTTTCCTTTTCAAATGAAAACTTACTACCATTAATACGTGAATAATATGGTTGATTTGGATCACTATTTAATTTATTTAAATTTACCATATCACCATCACCAAAATTAATTAATTCTCTATTTCTATTATATAAACCACTCCTATAATTTGGAGTCTTTAAAAATATACTATCTTGGTCATATTTAGCGCATAAATTAAACATAAAGTCTTCAAAATCTTTAGTTCTGTTTGGATTACCATTTACAACAAAAAATGAACGCTCTTTTACATCAATTGGTAAACCATCTGCCCCTTCTTCTGGATAGCCTCCTTGTGTAGTAATAACTTCATAAGGAGAATTCATTAAATCTTGACGTAATTCAGTATTTTTATTTCTTTTATCTTTTCTATTATAACTAGCCCTTGAAGCACTTATAGCAGCTACATCATAATTTTTAAATTTTTTATAAATATGCGAAAGATTTACTTCTTCTAAAGTTTCCATTTGCTTAATTCCATAGTTAAAATTTAATATAACTATTAGAACCAAAAAATAATTTATTACTATATTTTATAATAAATAGGAGGTTTTGAATAAAGAGACTTTAAAGAATACGTAAAGCTTTTACCATGAATCCATGAAGCATTATTTCCCTGTTTATCCTTACCTATCAACCGTATTTTATCAAAAGGTGAAAATAATCTAAAAATAGCCTTTTTACCATCAGTATTACTTACTCTTAATATTTCATATTTATCATTTATAATTTTAAATCTATGTATTCTATTGTCTTGTAAAAATACATTAGCGTCTTTATATACAGAATTTTTCTTATTAGCATCTTCTTTAATTAAAATATAATGTTTATTATCTGTTATTACATGCATTATATTTTCTTCTGGAATTATTGAATAACGAATAAAATTAACATTCTCTTCTCGAATTAAAAATACTTTACCAGTAGACAAAAACTTATCTAATTCTTTTAAAGCTAAAGGTTTATAATATTCTTCTACTTTAACAATTAAATCACTAAAAATTCCACCTGCTAAATCTGTATATGTATCAGTAATTTTAAACATATGCTGATAATCCTTATATACAGCAAAGCAAGCTTCAACCATAAGTTCACGAGTTAACCTACAACCATAAAAAAATAATTCATTTTGTGAAATATTTTTAAATTTAAAAATAATTCCAATATCTCGTTTAAATTCAATATTTACATTTGGAATTTCTTCAAATATTAAATCTTTATAAAACAAGCAAGCATCAAATGTATTTTCTACACTTGGTACCTGTTTATTATTTATAATTAAAATACCATCTAATCCAGTTAAATCAACTTTTATAACTACATCAAGAGAAGCAAATACTGATTTAATTAACATATAAATTCCTTTCAATAAAGAATTATAAACTATTTGTTATTAAAAGTAAAACGATTTTTATAAAAAAATAAGTCTTATTAGGTTAATTACTCCTTCTAAGACTTATCCTTCTCATTTACTGTAGCATAACCCACCAAATCTGAACCAAAGGACTCGAACCTCTTATACCACATTAATTAGCTGTATCTACCTAAGCAATAGGATATTATGTATTTGATCTTAATACTTTTACTATCCGCTACCAATACAAAGGTATGATGTTACCTTATTTTAATTAGTGCTGATATCTTTATGGCCATCTCACAGCAACCTCATTAAAATATAATTTTAATATATTATATTATTGTATTTGTAAAGCAATTTATCTAATAAGATTTAATTTTCTTATAGCTATATTTCTTAAAACCATTAATTGCTCTATTTGAGTTATATTTTGAGTTTTTTGAATTTCGGTATTTATAAGATTTAACATATTTTGTAATGATTCTTCTGTATGAGACTTACGTAACCAATACGCAATTTCTCTTTGTGCATTGGCTGGATCAATAGCTTCACTTAATACATCTACACCATATTCTTTAAGTGTATCTTTTACTATACCTTCCCATTCAGACATTTATTCATCCCACTTAGAATCATTACCATAAATATCTCTGTGTCTAGCTTTTTGTTTAAAGTATTCATCTCTATCATATTGTAAAGATTTTGGAGGAAATTTATATTCTTCATATGTTAAATCTGGATTTTCATACCACTTTAAAAATTCGTCTAAATTAAATAATTCAACGTATTTATATCCTAAATCTTTAGCTATTTTCCTTTTTAAAGGATCTAATTCTGTCCATGTATATAAAATCTTTTTATAGAAATCGCCTTTTTGACTTTTTAACCATTTAACATCAGATTGACATACTGGATCCTCTGGATTATATGGACGTCTACCATGTTTTACATGTTTTTGAATCTGTATCATCATATTTTCAGATGGCACAAATATATCTACTTGCCAAGGTCTATGGTTATCAGGGTTTCTAAAATCATCAAATGTTTTAGACTTTTCTGCATCTGGCCATTTTTTCTTAATCATATCATAGTAATAATTTTCATCTTCAGATACATTATAACCTGAATCTTTATCAAATATTTTTTTATCACCTTCTTCAAGGTCATAACCATTTTCTTTTAAAATATGATTAACTATTTCTTGCCAATTATACATAATTAACCCCAACGTCTTAAGTCTCTAAGTGGTTGATTTGACTTGAATTTTACTGGTTCTTCTGGCTTTCCACCATATGGAACAAATAATTTATATCCATTAGACATATGTTTAACATACGAAGCAAAATCTGGATCAAAAGCTTTTAAAGCCATAATAACAGCAGGATCATTCGGATTTTGATTATAATATTTAACAAGATTTTCAAATCTTGGATCTTCTTTTTCCATTATTTTTAAAACTGCTTCAACTTCATCATCACTAAGTGTAATATAAGTACCTCTGCTATCTACTTTGCTAATACGAGAACGTCCTCTATCTGAAGTTAACTGCATTAAAGCACGTTTTTTCATTCTACTAGGATCATTTAATTTATTATGAGTAGCAGACCAAGCCATAGCAGCTTGAATAAATCCAGCTGGAACAGGTTCAGCTCTTTTACCTTTAATAGTCTTACCTTTATTATCTGTTTGAGTTATATAAACAGTATTAACATCCTCAGGTTTAGCTGTTCTTTCAACACCAACAATTACATAATATCTTGTTGGCTCTTTATCTTGTTCACGTTTCCATTTTGAATTATCTGGTTCAACTGCAAAAGGTACTTGTAAAAGTTTAGGATCTATATGCAAATATCTATCTAATACTGCAGTAACATATCTACCATTTTCACTCGCTTTAACGTAATCTTGTTTTTCTCTTTCGCCAAAAGCCTCCTCTATTTCTTCAACAGATTCAGTCTTTTTCTTTCCTTTTGTTGGATGATAACCAGGTAATTGTTCTTTTTTCTTTCTACTTCCTTCCCATTTCTTTAAAGCTAACTCTGGACGCCAACCATAATGTGCAATATCATGATATAAAGCTACTCTATATCTAGCTGGCAATGTATTTAAATCATATTTATCCCAATTTTCAATACACCAATTACGATAAGCTTCATTAATATTTCTTGCACGCTCTTCTATTTCGATAAGTAAATCATCTAAATCTGGCTCATTTCTTAAAATTTTATCATGCATTTCCTTATTACGAGGATCTTCTGTTACTTTAACAAAATCATAAGTAGGCATTTCAAATCTATCGACAATTGTAGGTCTATATTTACCATCATCTGCTTCTACTATATCAATATCATAGCATAATACATTCTGAGGATCATCACCCTCATCAATACCACCTAATTGTAATATACCTTCACTACCATCTTTTTTGTCATAAGCTAAATAAGGCTTTTTATACTTAAAATCTGGATGAATTCCCATATAAGTTAAAGAAAGCATTTCATCAACTTTAGCTATATCTTTTAAATGATTAACATATGATTCTGGTTTTGTACCAGCCGGAGTTTTTTTAGTCCATTCTTTTAAACCACGTAAAGCAGATTCAAAGATAAATTTACATCTATCTCCAAAACTATTTTTATTACGTAACTCTTCTATAGCCTCAGATATTTGTGGATGTGCTTCACGATAACCATCATCTGCATTTGCTAATACATCTTCAAGTTTATTTAATGTTTCATCTATATTACCAGCATACTTAGCCATTAATCCATCAATGATTTCGTTTTTTGACTTTTCAAATAAATCATTTTCATCATAGGTAATACTGTCTATACTATCAAATTCACCTTCTTCTAAAGATTCTAATGATAATTCTTCACTTTCGGCATTATAATATGCTTGTTTAAGACGCTCTAAAATACCATCAGCTCTTAATTTCTTAAATAAGTTATTCATATAGCCTAATTCACCACCTTCTTCGGCATCTCCATCAGCTAATGCACTCTTACGCATATTCCATACAGCTTCAATACCATTAGCTAACATATTCTTATCTTTAGAATTAATTATATCATTCAAAGCCGTTTTAACAGCCATATAATAGTCATCTTCTGGCTCGATTAATTCTTTACCTGCATTTTCTGGTTCGATAACCCACGAGTCATTTAATACAGAATAAATACCTGAAGTAACTAATGGCTCAGATGTATTTTCTGCACCGACCTCAACAGGTAAACCCTTTATAGTAATATCATGTTGATTATTAAATACTTTTTTAGCTGTTTGTAAATATTTACTTAATAATTCAGCATTCATACCGGCATTTTCAAAGTCATAAACTAAGTGTAAATCTATATCACTATTATCATTATAGTTATAATTTGCTTCACTACCTGTAAAATATATATCAATAGGCTCAATATCTAATTTAAGATTAGCTTTAAAAGTATTAGCTATATCGAGTAAAGCATCACGAACATCTGATTTTAATGTTTTACCATCAAATAATTCTTGATTTAATTCTTCATGTGTTTGACCTTCCATAACATAAGATACATTTTGCTTATCCATGTTATCAGTAGAATATTTTAAAGCAGATGCTCCATCATTAACATAAGCTTCCGTCTGTACAGATTCTTTTTTGAGAATATTTCTTAATTCACGTTCTTTTCTAAAATCACCATTACGTATAGCTTTATTTAATTGAGAATTTAACCAACGATCTTCTTTTTCTCTCTTATCATGCTTATCTATAAATTCATTTTCTGCACCAGAATTATGAATTGGATTACCATAACTAATAGGCTTAGTTAAATTCCAATGTTTTTCACGAGCTTTTTCTTTATTAGCTGTTGTATTACCATAAATTGAATTATGATAGTCTGCTTTTTCTTTACGAAAATCTTTTATTTGACTATTTAATTCTTTTATTTTTGTAAGACGTTCATTATTCCAATTCCAAGCTTCATCTGAGCCTTTTTCAATATTATCTGGTAATGGCTCATTAGCTAATGCACTAATTTTATTTCTTAACTCTTTAACTTTCTCTTGATCTTCTGGACTTAATTCAAATTCGTCTGCATCCATTTTAGCTATACGACTTAATGTTGATCTAGATTTAACAAAATCTTTTTTAGCTCTATTTAATAAAGCATCATCAACTGGTTCTTCTGAATTACGACTCTGCAACATATTTGAAAGTTGTCTTTTTTGACTTTGATATGCTGTATTTGCAGTAGAATATGCTGATTTATCAGATTTAATAAAATACTCTGGATCTTGTTGAAATTTTTGTGTAAAAGTAAAATAACGAGTAAATATATCATTTTTTACTTCTGGAATAGCATTTGTATAATCATTATCAATAACTATTGCAAATTTATTATATTTTGATAATGGCTCTCTACTATCATTCAATTTAACAGCTAAACTACGATAAAATAAAGGGTTAAATAATTTATCGCGATTATATTTTAAAATACTTTTATCTGATAACTTTTGAGGAGATAATTCTGGATCAAAACTCATTTTACTAGTAAATAATTGAGTTTTTGGAAAATATTCTACATCTTTATGAATTAATTCGCCATTTTCATCAACAGGATATACTTTTACATCATGAGGTCTAGTTAAACCAGCTTCTTCAGCCTTTGACATTACTTCTTTAATTTTTGGTTCAATCTCTTCAAAACCTTCTGTTAATTCAACGAAACCTTCTACTAACATATCTTCATCATTTTCAGTAGATTCGAAACTAGCTTTCTTACCCATTGTCTGTGGATCTCCCTTACGTCCTTCACGGTTAATATATGGTAAATCATGTAAAAGTTTTTTATAATACTTTGATAATACATTATTATTCATCCACTTAGATACAGCTGTACTAAGCATTAAATATGCATCAATTGGATTATCCGCATTTTCTTGAATCCAATCCCAAATTTTTGTTTCATAAGCTCTACGTAAATATTTATCTGCTTTAGTCATTTTATGATACATATCTTTTTTATCACGAAATAGACCTGTTATGACGCTAAAAGCATTCTTTTTAGTATCAAAAACAATTCCAGTATAACTTTCTAAATTTGACTTAGCTTTTACATCATCTGCTTCTGTAAAAGTATCTCTTAACATATTCGGAAATAAAGTAATGGACATATCAAAGCCTTAATATTTTTAATAACTTCATATTAGAACTTAAATAGATTTCATTGTTTAATTTTTATCAAATAAGGCTTTACAAATTAAAAATTAAAGACTATATTAATTTATAATTTAATAATACTGGGAGTATATTTGATGCGTGTAATAAATTTAGATGAAACTGGAATTAAAATTATCACATCAGAGAAAAAACAAATGTATTTATCAATAGCTGAAATACGAGACTTTATAGCTAAAAAATATACGTTAATAGATAATATTTTAACCATTAACACTAAACAATTACCATTATCTAAAAAAGATGTAGATGAATTTCCTACAATAGTTACATATATAGAAAATAATTTTAAAAATTGAGGAAATTATATGTTTAATAAGAAAAAACAATCTGAAAATATTGAAATCGATGAAGTTAAGATAAAATCTCTTACTTTATATCAATCTATTCAAGCAAATTTTAATGAAATGGGTTATAGTGTTATATATACACGTGTTCCAACTGGTTTAATTAGACTAGTTATTACGCCAGAAGCTATAAATCAAGTTATAATTGAAGTTCCAGATTCATATTTTGTAATTTCTTAAGCTTGTATTCTAGCTTTTGATAATTCTATTATATAAGCAAGTGGTATACGTAAAATAGCTAAAATAAAAGCTTTCACATCTGCTGTTAATCTGTTATTAAAGATATCTTCAACCTGACTTAAAGCTTTATAATCCTCAGGAGTAATATATTTTTCTATATCTTTTAAATATATGTTATTTAAAGACAAATTACGTAAAGCATCAACAGCTAAAAATTCCAATTTTGTACGCTGCTTTTTCATAATATAACCAAAAACACGATTCCAACTATTAGTTTCAGCAAATGAATCTGTTTTTACCTTAACTTTTACATTAATTGATATTTTAGGAGTCTTACGTCCATCACCAAAAATATCTAATTTAGTCTTATTCATAAAATAATCTCCCTTTCATTTAAAAATTAATAAATCGTGAATTTTCAGGATTATCTGTTACTCCATCTAACCAATCTTGAACTGTTTGAGCTTTAAATTCTTTCGTCATTGATTTTATAAATGGCTCATCTTCTTTAACAATACGTTTAACTACATCCTTATCAAAATCTATTAAAAGTTTTTCACCACAATTTAAAGCTTCCATTATCTTTTTGATAGTATCTTCATCAAAACTTTGAAATAATGTACCCTCAAATTTAAAATATTCTACGGCTTGTTCAAGTTTGTTAATTTTATCAATAAGAAACATGACACCAAATTTCTTTTCTACAATATATACGCCATGAATTATTTTACTATCAACCAATTAAAGTCTCCTTTTGTGTATAAATTTTACGTGCTTCTACTAATGTAAAATTATCTTTATGTTGTGTATCTTCATAAACTTCACGTAATAACTTATACTGATTATAATTTGTAGAATTAAATTCTTTATTACTTAATGCCATAGAAACAGATTCACCCATACTAGGTACTGGGCCAGCAGTTTCTTCAGTTTCTGACATATCAGGCATAACACTCGCAGTATGAATTTTTTGTCTATTCAAGAATTTAGCTAATTCTTCAGCAGAACTTAACATATTAACAGAAGTATTGCTGCATACTAATTGTGCAATATCAGAAGGTAATCCCATTTTAATTAAAAATTGGAATTTATTGATATTTGTCATATTACCATTTAATTCCATAAATGATTTCATTAACTCACAAATATCATTATATTTACTAATAACATCTGCAGGAATTTGAATTGGTTCATTAAGACTTACTTCTATATCTAATTTACTAACATCATAACCAGCATGAGTTAATACATTTTCGATTAAACACATCATAGCATTTAATGTGGCTCTTTTAAGAGGTAATAAAGCACGTTTTAACTTAAGATCTTGAGCTTCTAATGTTTGAGCTGTTGTAATAACATCTTCACCGACTAAATAACCTTTAGGAAGACTTGAATTACGTAAAATTTTATCCAAGAAATATTCAACATCTTCAGTTGAACTTAAATCAATATTAGATTCAATTTTTTCAAATTCAACTTTTTTACCGTCATAAGCAACAGGTAATGTTAAAATAGACATAGCACCTGGAAATTTACGTCCAGCTTTAGGAGCATTAGTATCACTAAAAATTGAATTAAGATATTGGGCTCTCCATTCATTCATATAAGCATATGAATCACTAACTGCTATTCCATTTGGCATTGGTACATAAAATACTAAGCGTTGAATTTTAGAAGCACGAGAAATACCTAATAAACCCTCAAGAGTCGTCAATTGATCAAAAGCAGAACGCATTGACCATAAAACAGACTTACCATAAGGCTCCGTTAATTCATCATATAATACTGCATGTACAAATTGCCAAGGCTGCCAAATTTTTTTATCTACTTTAGCTGTACTAGATACCGAATTTACATATCCTAAATTTGTTTCTACTTCATAATTAATTGGATTATTATACTCATCCGTATTAACTTTAAAATATTTTGGATTTACACATGATATAAGTAAATCTTCTAATACATCTATTTTACGAAAATCTGCTACATCTTTATCAGTCATCCATTTATCGAGATATGGATAAGAAAGTAAAAATCCATAATTACCATATTTAGCAATTGAACGAACTATATTAGGTAATCTTTGATAAATTTTATTCTTATATAAAACTTTTTCAATAAATGTTTGTGCATTTTTATTTGAAATTTTAATATTTAATGGATTTTCAACAAAACCGGCAGATAATACTTCAGCTGCATATGTATCTAAAATAAGACTAACTTCAGATATATTTTCATCCATAGCATCAAATGTAGCATAAGCAGTTTTAAGTGTATCATAATTACGACTAAATAAGGTATATGTATTTAAAAAATCATCATATAATTCAAACATTTCAGATGTATGCTTGAATGACGTAGGAATAGAAATAAATTGACCAGATTGTGTTTGACCAATTGTAAAATTATGTTTCTTAGCAAGAGCACGAAGAACCTCAAAACTTATTCCTGGGTTACTGAAAAATAATGATTCAGTATCAGCATCATAAGCTGAATTTTCAACAATTCTTTTAGCTAAAGTTTTAATCTGTTTATTTGGCATTATATTATTCCCACTCAAGATTTACATATACATCAAAATAATTATTAGTTTTTGTATCTACACAACTTATTTTACCTGAACAATAACATAATACTATAAAACCTATTGAAAGATTATTAGAAAGTATTTGTTCAACAGATTTAAGTATTTGTACTCCACCAGTCGTTGTATATTTAAAATCAGCCCAACGATTATAAATAAGACGTCCACTAATAAAATTTAAAACTGGATATTCTTGTTCCCATTCATCAACTAAAAGTGTTTCAATTAAAATACCTGCTGTATTTTCTGTAATACTTTGAATTTCAAGTGAATCCCCTCTAGCAAATGGTTTATTACATACAATACGAATACATTTACCACGTAACCAAAATTCATAACTATGACGATTATCAAGTCCAGATTTAGAAGAAGCATAGTATGAGATACATCTCATAGGAAAAGAAAAATTAGATTCAGTCATTATATATTATCCTAACAATACTTGTTTTATTTTAATTTCGCCTGATTCTGTAATTGTAGCAACAAGTTTCTTAGTGGCATTTATAGCTTCTACTAATTCTTGTTCTGTTACATCTTCCAAATTAACTGTAATTTCAGATTCTACTATCTTTTTAGTAGATTCAGTCATTATAATTTTATTAGTATCCATATTAGAGTCTCCTTTTTATCTATTAGCAAATCTTAATTGAATTGCATTTGCATTTAATGACATTTTCTCACCCATTTTAACAGTTTCTTCTGGTATTAATGGTAAAACAGCAATCAATTCATATTTATAAGATTCATCATATTCACTTTTTAAATATCTATAATATAATCCTATATATTTTATAGTTTCTCCAGAATTTGTCCAATTTACTTTAGCTTTTTGCCATTCTAAAGCCTCTAAATTACGAATTACCCCATTTAAAGGGTTAGAAAACTTTACTGGATTTTCTAATATAGTAAAATATTTAGATACCGGTTCTTTTGTAAAAGTAAATGTATCAGCATCAAATTCAATTCCTAATCCAACATAAATATCAGATGTAGGAAAATCAAATGAAGGAATACCAAAATTATTATTTAATAAGGTATTAATAAAAGATGTTGATAACATAAATCTAGAATTCGACATTTATTATTCACCTACAATATAAGTTTTACCAGATGTTAAAGATATACGATAATACTCTGTATCTTCAATTTTTTCTCTGGTTTCTATATTATTTTCATTAATTTCTAATTTCTTAACAAAAACATATTCGTCTTTATTTTCAGCTGCTGAATAATTCAATTTATATACATTATATTCTGTCATTTATCATATCCTTAGTAATCTGTTAAACTTAATTGAATAGTATTTATACCAAAAACACAAGTCTCACCTTTTAAAATTGTTTCTGCTTGAGGTAACTGTAAAACAATTAAAGGTTTATTAACTTCATAGTCTATTGAATCAAAAATACCTATCATATCAATAGTTTTTCCGTTTACCGTCCAATCTTCAGAAGCCGTATTAAATACTACTTCATTTGCATTTGAAATATATCCGTCTACAGCTTTGCCAAAAATAATACGAGCTCTTTGATAATTACCTAATGGACGTCCATCAAATACCTCATCAAAATCTTCCATATTAGCTCTGGAACCTTCTTGTGAAAAACCTAATCCTAAATAAATTTCATTAGATTCTAAGTTTGGCAATTTACCGCCAAAATACTCATTTAAGAGTTTATTCATAAAATCTACTTGTAAACCATAAATTGCCATTTATTTTAATACCTCATTATACTATATATTAGAATTCTACTTTTATAATAAAACGTTATTATTATTCTTCCATTAACTTGTAACTGATGCTGAAATAGTTTTTGCTATTAAGGCCGCGTCTAATCTATATGGAACTAAATACTTAGGTTTAGTTATAACATCAGCATTTAACACTTCATTATACAAATCACTACCGACATAAATAGATGTTAGCATAATTTTAGCAGGAAATGCCTCATCCTTAACTAACTCTATTTCCATATCACCATCTTCACCTAATGGAGTAAATCCCCTTTCTACATTTAATGCAAATTCACAAATACCACCTAAGCTATTAACAGCTTTAACAGTTAAAACTAAAGCTACTTTTTCACCTTTGTCAGATACTTGTACATAAACAGGATTCCCATTATCATCAAGAATGTCATATTCTTCACCTATATTAAATCCTACACCTGGCTCTATAATATACTTAGGTCGTGTATCATAAAAAATAGGTATTTCTACTTGCTCAATAATTTCAGGAAATTCTGGCAAACGCTCATAAATTTCTGCTTTAATAGCTCTAATAGATTGTGTCCTATCAATTGGAATGTTATTAAACCAAATAGTACCTTGAGCTCTAATATCAGTTAATTTATTAAATCCATGTTCATCTACTTTATAATCAAACCAAATAGTATTAGGACCATTTAAATCACCTGTATCATAAGTACCTTGTCTTGCTGGTACACAATTGGCAATACGAGAATATGTTTTACCACCACTAAGTTGTTTCATTACTGTTGATAGTACAACCCATTCTCTTGCTATACGCTCATCTCTAGAATTATATTCAGTAAATACAATACGAGAATTACGCGGTAAATGCAACTTAGTTGGAATTAATACTTCTAAGCCAAAAATACCGTCCATATCTGGACCCATACCATTAGCATTTACATTTTCAAGATATTCTTTAAATAAAGGTACTACTGTTTCAGTTGTATCATTCCATTCAATATCTACAAAATTATTATATTCGTCTACATTATTTTCATTATCTTCAAAACCGATAGCTGGAACTCTTACAAGAGCTTTAATTCCATAATTACTAAAAATAGCTTCATCCCTAATTGCAGCATGGTATGAAGATAAATCCGTAATATAGGCATCTCTTAAGTTATATTGTGAAAAAGCTGTTTCTTTCAGCCTTGATTTTGCTACTCTTTTTGCCATCGATTTAACCTGAAAAATTTCAATATAAACTAGAACTTAAATAAAATCGTTACATTTTTATAACTTAACTCTTTATATAAAAAAGAAAGGACTGAACTTATTATTTTTCAATCCTTTCTCACTCCTTTTTATTGTTAAAAATTACATCATTGGCATTCCACCCGGTACCATGTTTAATGATACACCTTCTTTTTCTACTGGATCAACTGTTACAACAACATCTGCTGTTAATGCAACAGAAGCAATGGAAGAAGCTGCATAAACTGTACCAACAACTACTTTAGTAGGATCAATAATACCATCTTCTAACATATCAGCAACTTTATGAGTGGCTACATTATAACCAACATTCTTATTTGTATCTTTTAATACATCTTTAACAATTACATCATAATGTAAACCAGCATTTTCAACAATTGTCTTAAATGGAGCTCTTAAAGCATTAGCAAAAACTTTAACACCTGTTGCCATATCTTCATCCTCAGGTAAATCTATTAAAAGTTTATCAGCTAAACGTAATAAAGTAGTACCACCACCAGGTAAATAACCTTCTTCTAAAGCAGCTTTTACAGCCCATGTAGCATCATCTAAACGATCTTTAAGCTCTTTAATTTCTTCTTCTGAAGAACCACCTACTTGAATTAAAGCCACACCAGTAGTTAAAGCTGCAAGACGCTTATTAAGAATTTCTAATGTAGAAGAATCATTTTCTTTAGTAGCTTTAATTTCACCTTGTAAAGCTTCAACACGTGCTTTAATCTTAGCTTCATCACCATGACCACCACGAATAATAGTTTCATCTTTTTTGATAATAATTTTATCGCAAGATCCGAAACTCATCGAAGTCATAGTTTCAAACTTAATACCAAGTGGATCATCTGCTACTTCAGCTCCAAGATAAATAGCCATATCACGTAAACGATTTAATCTATTATCTCCATAAGACGGAGCTTCTACACAAGCGATTTTCATTGCACCACCTGTACGAATAATATTCATAGCAAGGGCTTGAGTAACAGAAGTATCAAAACCTTCAGCAATAATTACTAATGGCTGTTGTCTTTGTAATACATCTTGAATAATATTTGCCAAAGTTTGAAAATTTGAAATTTTAGAATTACACAATAAAATCATAGGCTTATCGAATTCTACAATCTGATCTTCTCTATTATTTACAAAGAATTGAGAAGTCCATCCTCTATCAAACGTCATACCTTCTTTAAATTCAAGACGAATATCACGATCTTTTGTTTCTTCAACTGTTACAACACCGTCTTTACCAACTTTAAGATAAGCATCCGCAACAACTTTACCTAACTTAGCATCACCATTTGCAGAAACTGTTGCAATATCATAAAGTTGTTGGTTATCTGTTATTTCAGTTGACCAAGCTTTTAAATCCTTTACAATAGAATTTGTAGCCTTTTCAATACCTTGACGTAATTTAGTACGATTAATTGTACTATCAGATAACTCTAATTGGCGTACTCCATTATTAACAATAGCTTGTGCAATTACTGTTGCTGTAGTGGTACCATCTCCAACAGAATCAAGTTGTTTTTGAGCAACAGCGATAGCTAAATCTGAACCAAGCTTAACTTTTTCATCTTTTGGTAAAATTTCTTTAGCTACTGAAACACCATCTTTTGTAATTAATGGAGTTTTATCTTCACGCTGAATAACTACAGTATTACCTGCATAACCAAGTGTTGTTTTAACTGCATTTGCGACAAGATTAATACCTTTTACTAAAGCATCTCTTGCTTCTTTATCAAAATGAGCTGATGTACTCATATTATTTCCCTTCCTTATCTAAAATTTCACCTTCAACTTCTACAGCAAGTAAATCTTTAGCATCAACACAAATAAATGTACGACCACCTAAAGTAATTTTATTGCTAGACGTCTTATAAAAAGCTACAATATCACCAGTCGCTACTGGTATAGTAACAAATGATCCTTTATCAAAATATCCTGTTGGAGCAGATATTACTTCACCATACATAATATCATCATTAATAGACTCGGGTACAAACAATTCCCCAATTTTAGTTTCCTGTTTCTTTTCTTCAACAAAAATGTTTGAACCAAGAGCTTGATAAATCTTACTCATTATTATCCTCCTCATCAAAATAGTCTTGAATTGCACCTAAACCAGCAATAACTGTATCATCATCTAAAACAAGTGAAGGTGTCTGTTTTAAATCATATTTTTCTACAAAATCTGGATTATCTTCTACATCAACTAAGTCGATTCCAGTTATATTATTATCTTGTAACCATGTTTTTAATAGCTTACACGGTATACAATTTTTACCAACTGCTAATTGCATACTATACCTTTCAAAAAATTAGTTAAAACCAAATAATGTTCTTCATTTTAGCAAATAAATTACTAGATTTCTTTTTTTCATCAGTTTTTGCAACAGGATTCCACTTTACTGATGATTCTTTATCATTTTTATCTGTTTCTTCTACCTTATTTACCTCAACTTCAGTAGTTTCTTTTAATTTTTCACTTTCTAATACAAAAGGTTCATTAAAATCAACTGAATTTTTTTCAACTTTAGTATTTTTAGTAGTTTTTCTTTTATTTTCAGTGGTTTTTTTAGCTTGTCTTGCCATTTTATACCTCTAAATTGTTAATGTTGTTATATAGAATGCAAATAATTACATAAAAATTAATTGAAAAGTTCCATTTTCATGAATAATTGCATTACAATGCGCCCAAGTAGTCAATCCTTGTTGATTATAACATAATTTTAATTTTGATAATGTTCCAACTATTACAGATGACCCAAAAATTTGTGGACTATGTGTATGACCACTTATAATTTTTTCAAAACCCTTATCAAATAAACGTGGATTTCCTTTAGCTCCCGAAATACCTGCATCTCCGTGTTCAGCTAATTCAAAACCACATATTCTAAAACTACTATTTTTTGGTAATAATTGTACATTTTTAGGTAAATATTCATCTAATATATTACCATTTTCTAAATATTTAGCAAATAACTTAGCACCAATCTTAGCATTTTTAGTATCTCTTATAAATTCACCTGTATTTAGCCATTTTTCAACAAAAGAATCATGATTACTACTAACTATTTTAAATTCTGTATTTTTATGCTTACTTGTAAATTTAGTTAATTTTTCATTTACAGCTTTTAATTCAGCCTCTAAAGAAATTGTATATTTATTTTCATTTTGTATTTTAGTTAAATATTTATATAAGTCATGATGTGAAATACTACCCCAAGAAGCAACATCATGTATCATTGCCACTTTAGGATTAAGTCTATTAAGTAGACCAGATGTTTTATCTAAAGCCTCTTCATCCTCATCTGGTAAATGTAAATCACCAAGTACACATCCAGGAATTTCTTTAATAGTCTTAACACCATTTTTTGTATATAATTTATCTAAATCATGTAACTCATTGTTTTCAAATATTAAATTTCTAGGAATATATCTTTTTAATTCATCTTGATATTCCAATAAAATTGCTCCAAATGTATGATACTTAGCATCTACACTACCAGGAATAGTATCTTTATAATCAGGCATACCAATAGTACCTGTTGTATAAGCTACTCTAAAAGCATCATATTGTTTATAAGGTAATATATTAAGATATTGCTTTGGAGAACCAATTACAACTGTTTTATAATTTGTAGTTAATTTATCTACATTCAAAAGAGGATTTTTTAAAGTAGGTGAAACTAGATAATCACGTACTAAGCATTTATCGTCTAATTCAAATTTAAATTCTGTAGCAAGATTATTTTGAAGCATTTTATAAGTTGATTCTTCTAATGGAGTATTACGTTTAATACTTTTACCCCAAAGAATAGCTAATTCTGAATTTGTCTGACTACAATAATTCTTTAATGTTAAATAAAAATCTTCATTCAATATAGCTCCATCAGCTATATAAGAAACTACAACTCTTTTTACATTTTTGTCAAATGTAATTGTTTTATTTGTACGTAAAATATTAAAAGAAATTTCATTTACAAATTTTGTCCAATTACCCCAAATATTTTCAATTAAAGAAGAAGAATAAAATGGATTTTCTTTTCTATATTCATCTCTGGATAATTTTTTATGTTTTTGTTCACATAGAGACTTAAAATAATCTACAATATCTTCCTTAGAAACTTTAGACATTAGCTATTACCCCTCTTTTTTACTTGTTTACGATTTTGCTTTATTTCTTTATTTTTTTGTTTATAAAAATCATCATATTGATCTTCAAAAGCATCTCTAATAGAAAGCTCATATTCTTTTTCATCTAATTCATTTTCAATCACAGTATCACATAAACCATATTTTAAACATTGTTGTGCACTTAAATATCCTCTTTCATCAGCTTGAAAAGTATGTAAATCATCAAGTGTCAACTTTCCTTTACAAGCTTTTAAGTAAAGATTTTCCATTTGTTCTGAATATTCAAGTGTTTGTTCACAAATCTTTTCGATTTCACTTTTCTTTGTTGTAATTGTATATATTGAACCAAAATGAATAAAATGCGTTGCAAAACGACTCATCATACGCTGACTTCCTTGAACAGCTATTAAAGAAGCTGCTGAACCAGCTTGACCTAAAACAAAAGTAAAAATTTCAATATCATAAAGTTTAGCCATGTTAATTAAACCAATAATAGTCATCATAACACTAACTTCACCACCAGGACTATTTATGATAAAAAAGATTTTTTTACCCATATTTTCTGGATTTAATATAAAACTTGTTAATTCACCAATTAAAAAAGCACAATTATCACTAGTTATTTCATCTAATAAAAATACTTTTTCATTATACATATAATTCTTGTAAAGCATAGAAGGTAACATATTTTCTTGATTGGTGATACCTTGCATATTGTATTTCCTCCTTTTTTATGCAAAAACAAATATATATATTATTGAACGTATAATAATACTTTGGAATCCGATAAAATATTTCCGTTATATAATAAAAATGTTCTAATTTATAAATATTTTTCAAATCGATTTAGGAAATATAACATGACTACAGAAAACACTTTAGAATCCTTATTAAATAAGGTTTTAAAAGAACATGTAACCAACGGTTATTTTAAAGAATATATTAATTTTCAACCAGATATGTTAGATAGAACCAACTTACTTAATAAGGCTGGCCAATTTAATGTTAATGGTGAAAAAGTTGATGTTAAACAAAACGGTGATTCGTATCAATACATTTTTGGTCCTAAAATGGGCGACTATATCAAAAAGTTATATGATTCTGGTAAAGATGATACAGAAGTAGCTTTAGAATTAGGTAAAATGTATTTAGATGATAATAATGAATTACGTAATATCTTAGATTTAGCTGATAGATCTGATACCTTAGTGTTTAATACATCTGATGGTGAACCTATTGATGTAAAAGTTGGTGACGTATTTTGGACATTGGCTTATCTTAAGCGTGATCAAAGATGGAAAGAAGAACATCAAGTAAATGAGGCTTCTGAAGATCGCTGGAAAGAAATTGATTCAGAAGAAGATGATCCATATGCTGATGATGTATATTGGGCTAAAAAATATCGTGCAGCTAAACAAAATAATATGGAAGATGAAGGCGAAGAAGATTGGTTAGAAATGTGGAAAGATAGTCGAATCGAAGGTTTCGATGATGATGAAGATATCAATCCATTAAACTATGTAAGTGGTTATTAATAGTAAAAAGAGAAGTAAACTATGCCTAAAAATTTCGTATCAGTATTACAACAAGATGAACAATTTAATCCTACAAAAATAAATGCTAATGTATTTGATGATACAAATAGTGTTAAAGAAGATAATGATAAATTAGAAAAAAAGCATGAGTTAACTTCTCAAGCTATTGAAAAAATTACACAATCTTTACAAGTATCTGATGAATTACAGTCTATAATAAATCGTATCAATAAACTAAATAAAGATTTAGATACAAATAAATGGACTAAAAATGAAGAAGATAATACAGCTACATTAAGAAGTAAAGATGCTAGAATATTTAAGCAAAACGATAATTTATGCTTATCCCATGATGGTAAAATAGAAATATTTAAATCTGTACCTGAATTACATGAATGGTTAAAGAAAAATCATTATCCTTTGCCAGAAAATATTAAATTACATGAAGCCACTGAAGAAAATACTCCATTTACTGATGATCCAAACGAAGATATGAGTTATATGGATATAAATCGTTCTTTAACTAAAGATTTACGTACTTTATATAGTAGATCACGTTGGGCTGATATAATTGGACATAGATGGTCTGAGATTGATAAAAAATATGATTTAGATCCAGAAGCTGAACGTCGTCGTAAAGAAAATTATTGGAAAGGCTTTAATCCTAATTCAAGACCTATGTGGTCAGATGAAGAAAAATTAGCACGTAGAATGGCTGGTATTGAATTAAAAAGTACAAATACCCCATTTGGAAAACAACCAAGTGATTTAACTTCTTACCATGGACGTTGGGCTGATAATGCAAATACTAGAAACGAAATAAATAAAATGTATAAAAAAGAATCAGAAGGAGATAGACAATTGAATTCGGATGAAATTTGGTATTTAGAATATCAAAATAAAGGTAATAAAAATTATTTAAATTCAAATTGGGAAACAGAAGATCTTCTGACTGATAATTTGGATAATGCAGCTAAATTTATAACACGTGAAGATGCTATATATACATTAAAAGATTTGTATTCTATGCAATCGACCGAGTTTCCTTTTAAGCCAATTACCTTAAATGATATGGGTGAATGTGGTGTTACCATTGGAGGTTCATTAGGTTCGGCTGTTCAATATCTCGGCAATAAAAAAGAAGAATCTGTATTAGATGAAGATAGTCAACGCCTTGGAGCTAAAAGATATGCAAATTTAAATAGAAACGTTATTAAAGGCTCAAAAGTAATAGATGATAATGGTGAAATAATTGGCTATGTAGATAAAACAGTACAAGATCTATATGATAAAAATGATCCAGAAGTTTATGTTTATGGACGTTCTGGTGACTCAATTAATGTAGGTAATCATATTTATTCAAATGCTCATGCTACTATGACACGTTATGTTGTTCGTGACTTAGATGGTAAAATTATCGGTTTATTAGCACCTGGCAAAACCACAGCTTATGCTCCAAATGGTGATATTTTAGGTCATGCAGATATTATTTCAAATGCTGCTGATAAAAACTTTAATTTAGATGATTATACAAAAGATGCTCAAAGTGCTTATCAAGACCAATTTACTTCAAGAGCAATGGCTCACTTTAAAGGTAAAACAAACAGAATTAATATGTATAATAACAAAGGATTAAAACCACAATTTGCAGATGTTGCTGGAAATAATCCTGAATTATTAAACAGAATGTTTATGGGTACTTGGAATGATAAAACTGGTGATTTACTTATTTCTCCTGAAGAATTTGAAAATCGTATTAAAGAGATAAACGATACTTATGGTATTAATCTTTCTAGTCAATATCCATTATTTAGTATGAGCTCTAAAGATAAAAATAATCCAAATTATCCAGAATTCTTAAAATGGAGAGATTCAGAATTTAAACGTATCTTTGATGCTAGTCGTAAAAAAGATACTATTTCTAGTAGAATTTCAAATCAACGTAATGATATTGATAATGCTAAAGCTAATCAAGCAGATAGAAATTCTTCAGAAGAAAATCAAAAAATTGCTTTTAATCAAGCTAAAACACAAGCTAAAGATATTGTAGATTCATATATGAATGGTGAAAGTAAATCTTCAACTATGCGTAAAGGATTAAAAGATATATTCAATAATGCTAATTATTCAGATAGTATTAAGAAAAATATTGCAAATTATGTTAAGGATGCCTTTAAAGATGATCAAGATGAAATAGAAACATTAGATATGTTAATTCCTGGTTATTTTGGCGAAAGCGCTCCAAGAACAGAAAAATTCTATAACAAACATAGTTTCTTAGATATTTTACGTTCACATATGCAAGATACATTATTAACAGAAGATGATACTCCTGCTGATTTTGCTGATACTACACCAGATAATGTTAATATTGAAACACCTTCAGATACAGCTACAGATACTTCTTCTAATTCATCAACTGATGATTTTGATGGTTATGAATTAGATAGTGATAGTTCTGATACAGATGCTCCAAGTTTTGGCGATATAAATATCAGTGGTGGTATGGGTCCAGATGAAGAAGCTCCTCAAATTACTTCAGATAAAAAAGTAATTGATGTTTTAGCTAATGACGATGATGAATCTGAAATAAAAATAAAAACAAAAGATTTATCATCAGATGAAGTAGAAACTCATGATTTAAGTGAAATTGACATTTAATGCTTGTTTTTTGACCTCTGGATAGCCGAATTTAAATTTTAAGTCCTGATTATCACTTTCAGGACTTTTTCTTTTCTATGGTCAATTTTTCAAGTATTTGGTCATAGACATTAGATAACTGTTTTTCTTTAAACCAAATTTTTTTATTAAATTTAGAATTTATAAATATAATACCTTTAGATCCAGATACTATAAATGAATTTGTACGCTGCTGTGTTATATGAAATTTATATCTATCAATAGCTTCTCTTAAATCAAATAATTCATCTCTTCCACCTATTAAAAGGCCATAATCATTTACTTTTAATTGATAAAAAGAATTACTATTCTTAAAAGTTCCTTCCTCTATTAAAACTTTATCCATAATGTCCTCTTATATTTTAATTTAACCAAACATATATTAAAAAAATTTATTTGTAAAACCAAAAAATATCTTTTCGTATAAAAATTGCCTCGCGTGCGCACGTATACGCGAAAAATAAAAATAAAAATATTTTTATTTTATACGTCTTTTCGTCTAGTCTATCGTCTACAGACAATCCAGACGTCAGACTGTATAATTTTTTTTAAATTTTTAAATTATTTATATATATTATATTTATATTATTTAAATATACAGTTTTTTTGTCTAATTTTCATAGAAGTTCTATGTCATATATATGGTTAAAAAGGAGTTTATAATGGAAATATATGGTGATCCAAAATATTCAAATAAATTTTATGTTTATTTAGATGATGGAAGTATTTCTTGGGTACCTAGTTTTAGTATAGCTAAAGAAAACGTTTCTAATACACGTAATAAAGACTGGTATGATAAACCTTTATATTGTACTACTGAAGAAGTAGCTATTGGATATAATGGTAAAGTTTATATTAAAAGTCAATTACCTGAAGATCCAAATAAAATAGAAATATTTGATAATTTAAATAATTTTAAAACTCAAAGTTTACACTATATAGAAGATAAAGTTAATAAATGTATAGAAGAAAATAAATTTAAATCTTTGTTTGATGTAATTTCTTGGAAAGATTCTACATTTAAAGACTATAAAGAAAAAGCTGAAAAAGTAATGTTATACAGAGATAAGATATATTCATTTTATGAAAATTTTATAAAAGAACATATGTCTGAATTAAATATTTCTGATAAACCTGTTGATTTATCTGATTTATTTGATAAATTTATAAATGATTGTCCATTAAAGTAGGTATTAAATGAAATCTGCTATACGTTTATTTATAATTCCAACATTTAAAGTAAATTATATTTATAATTACTATGAATATAAATCTAAAGCTAATGAAGATAAAATTTTAGATGTTGTAGAATTAGATCAGAAATTAGCAGAATTACAAAAAATATATGATATAACTCAAATCGATATAACAGGAGGAGAACCTTCTTTATTATCTGATTTTTACTTTGATATGTTATTTTATTTATTAAAAACCTATTGTAAAAAAGTAAATGTATATACTGATTTTATTAAAATTCATAAAAGTATTATAAATCATTGTGATATCATAAATGTAAATTTTAATTTTAATGGATATTCTCAAAAAGGACAAGAAGTATTTAATAATATTCAAACAGCTGTAAATAATGGTAAAATTATAAATTTAAAATCATTAGATATATCCTGTGATAAAAATCAAATAAAGATTATAAAAAGTTTAAATGATTCAGGTATTAAGTCTTGGGAAATAATACCATATCATCAAAGTATATATACATCATTAAAAGCTAATGATTATTCTTATACAGAAGATGTAATTAGATATTTTTTATTATCTTATAAACAGATGAAATTTGCATTTCAAAATAAACTTCAAATGGATAGTATTTTACCTATTGATAACTATAATACAAAAATAGTATATATTACTCCATATAGTAAATATGCTATACAAGAATTTAATAAAAACAAGCAATTTCAATTACTTAATTTAAATAATATAGAAGAATTACAGAAAAAATTAGAAGAAATGGAAAAAATACGAGATAATTTTTGTGATAAGTGTGATTCTAAATTACTGTGTCTAGCAAATAGACATCTAAATTTAAATTATGACGGTAAAAGTTGTAGTGGATTTAGAAATCTAATTTATTTTTATAGACATTGACAAGGAAATATAGTATGAATTATATGAGTTTAGTATTAGGCGAAAGAAAAGTACCTGATAATAATAAAAACTTAGCAAATAAAATTGATGAATTGAAAGCTTTAGTAAAAAAGAATAAAATAAAGTTTAATAAAACGATTAAAAAGCTTGGAAATACAATGTATAGTGTAAATGGTTTACCTTATATATCTGTTTCAAGAGATGTATTAAAAAAACCTGATTCTATATGTTCTATTCGTATAAATTGGAAAAAGAAATCTATGGGAGATATGACATTAGACGAAGCTATTAAAGAACTTAAAGAACAATGGTGTTGGAATGTTTCAGTTGTAGATGAAGAACACACACGTAATAAATATAAAAATAAAGATATTATTTGTGTAGTATTTGATACAAAAGAAGAAGCTGAAAAAAATATGGAAATTTTTAATAAACTTTTTATGACTGCTATTGAACAAGATTGTGTAGAAGAATATAAAAGATTTAAAGAAAATCCAGATAAAAGACCATTAACCTTTGATAGATTAGTTTCGAATTATGCTGAATTATATCAAGCTGTAGATGACGGTATACTTTAAAGGAGAAAACATATGAGTGAAGGACGTAAAACAATTAAACTTTTTGTAAAAGGTAAGATGGGAGTAGGTAAAACAACTCTTATTACTACTTTACATGATATTCTTAAAAGAAATAAAAAGTTTAAAGAAAGTTTTAATGGTTATGATATTGAAATTTTTGAATATGCTGAATGTGATGAAGGTGAAATTCAGTCAGCACATAATAAAAGATGGTCAATTGATGACGGTAAACTTGAAGAAATTGAATTTTTAAGTGTTACATATCATAAATCTTTTATTGATTTAATTTGGAAAATTATTAAATGGCCATTTGTTAAACTTTTCAAATTAATCAGAAAATAAACTATTTGGAAATTTAAATTAGTAGAAATTGTCAATTATAAGACTTCTATATTGTGTAGTACAATTGGAGGTCTTTTTTATATGAGGTTTAATATACGCCAAATAGATATTGAAAACTTTAGAAGTGTACAGTCTAAAGTTAAATTTATGATTAAACCAGGTTTGTATTCCATAGAAGGTACGAATAGTGATGAGAAAACAAATAATGGTGCTGGTAAATCTACAATTGTTTCAGCTCTATATTGGTGCTTAACCGGCAATGCATTGACAAATGAAGTTTTAGCTGATGATGTTGTAAATATTAAAGCTGGAAAAAATTGTCGTGTAACAGTTTATATTGACTCTGATCAAGGTGATATAAAGATTAGCCGTGTAAGAAAAGACTCTGAGTTAGGTAATAACTTATTTCTTGAAATTTGTGGTCAAGATTTAACTTGTCATAAAGTAGCGGATACTCAAGTTAGAATTAACCAACTCTTTAGAATTCCGTTTGATTTATTACGTAGTACTATATTAATGACTCATGACATGAAGTCTGCGTTTTCTGAACTAACACCACAGATGCGTGTACAAACCCTTGAAAGTATTCGAGACTATTCTGTGTGGGATAAAGTTAGAGATGAAGCTAATAAGGACATAAAGAGCTATAATAAGGATATTCAAAGTCTTAATATGGATTTAAGTAGTGTTATAGGAAGTTGTGACACGTATAAGAAATTATCGCAAAGCACAGCGGAGACCTATACTACTCTTCAAAAATCTTTCAGCTTAGATGAAATAACTAATAAAATCAATAAGTTATCTGATGAAAATAATACTTTAATGGAACAAAGTACAAAAATTTTAACAGATATGCATACATTTGAAAATCAGTTAAATCAGTACGAAAGCAATGACTTACAAAAGCAGCTTAATGAGATAGTCGATTCTGCAAACAATATTAAACTTAATCTTCAGAGTACGGAATACGAGCGGAAAGATTTAGTCAATGATATTGAATTAATCGATGCTTGGTTTAAAAATGATAGATGTCCTACTTGTGGTCACTTGTTAGAAAGAACAGAAGAAGAAAAAACATCTAAAACAAACAATCGTGAGAAATTAAAAGAGTCTTTAAAGTCTTTAGATGATAAAACAAAAAAGTTAAATGATGATATATTAGTTAAAAGAAAAGAATGGTCTGAAGTTAATATAAAATTACAAACTATTGATAAGTCAAAAAAAGAGATTAAAGATAAAATAAATGAATTGTTTAATCAAGATAAACAAATTCAAAGAAAAGTAGCAGATAATAAGATTTCAATAGCTCAATTACAAAATGAAAGAGATTCACATAATTCACGCCTTACTAAATTAGATGAAGATATGAAAAACTATACTTCTGAAATAGGTAAGCTAGAAGAAAAACAAAAAGATATATCTACACAGATTAAAGTATTAGAAGAAAAACGTCAGTTATCTGATTATTTCTATAAATTGCTTGGTAGTAAAGGTGAATTAAGACCATATTTATTAAAAAGTGATATTATGTACTTAAATCAATGTATGCAAAAGTATATACATTTGTTTTTTATGAATACAGAAGCTTCATTATCATTAGAAGGAGCTAATATTGAGATTAGTATTGAAAGTAATGGTATTACTAAGAAAGTATCTAGCTTATCTGGCGGTGAAAAGAAACGTCTTAATATTGCTATTCAGTTAGCTTTATATGATTTAATTAAAATGACGTCTCAAGTTAGCTTTAATTTGTTATGGTTAGATGAAATTGAGTCAGAATTAGATCAAGCTGGTGTAAATCAACTTATTGATATAATTGAAGATAAATCAGATGATATTGAATCTGTACTTTGGATAACAAATAATCCTATTGTTAAAGAAAATATTACACATAAGTATATTTGTACAAAATCTTTAGGTGTAACTACAGTAGAGGAACAATAATATGAAAATTATGGTATTTGGTGATATACATTTTCATAACGCACATCATTTTTCTACAATAACTTCTGAAGGTTATACAGTTAGAGAGCTTGAACACTTAGAATGTGCTAAAGTTTTAACAGATTTATACGAATCTAAGAAAATTGATAAGGTTGTTTGTTTAGGTGATTTATGGAGTCCGGTTGGTGATACTATTTCAGCTCAAACTACAAGTGCTTTAGTTGAATTTTTTGCTAGATTACGTGATAAAATACCAAGTATTGATGTATTAGTAGGTAATCATGATTTGATTTTAAATCATCAAAGTGAAATTCATAAATTAGCTTGTATTAAGTATATCCCTGGTATTCATTTATATGAAACTGGGACAGAAGTTGGTGATTTTATATATATGCCTTATTATACAGATGATGAAAAAGCAACAAAATTTCTACAAAATATTGAAAATAAACAAAATAAAATCATTTTTTCTCATTTAGAGTTAGGTAATATTGATTTAGGTAATGGAATTGTAACACAACATGGTGTAAGTCTTGATTTATTAAGAAATTTTAAGATGACTTTACAAGGACATTATCATTCTGGTGGAAATTATGGTCATAAAATACAAATTGCAGGTTCTACACAACGTTTGTCTTTTAAAGATAGAGGAATTGCACGTAAAAATATCATAATTTATGATACAGAGCTTGATAAAATTGAAAGAGAAAGCTTTAGTTCACCCGATTGGCTTACTTTTAATGATGAAAATATAGAAAATATATTAAATGTAGATAATAATAACTATGTAAAAGTTGAATTAACAACAGATATCTTATTAACTGATAAAATTAAGGCAAAATTAGAGCAATTTAAAGGAAAATATGTTCATATTGATTTAACACGTATATCTGTTAATAAAAAAGTAAATTCTGATGTTAATAATTCGGAAGATAATGTTGAAATTATACGCCAATTTGTAAATAAATCGGAAAATTCAGAAGAACAAAAAGAACAATTGATTAAAGAAGGCATTAGATTATTAGATAAAACAAAGTAGAAATGGAAAAATAATAAAGTAGAAATATTGTATTATTGAATTTCTATATAAACAAGAGATATTTTATGTCTCTATTTAAAATAAACATGTTTATAAAAAGGAAAACTAAAATGGAAAAACAATTTAATGATGAATGGATGGCAAAAGTACTAAATAGTAAGGATGTATCTGACGATTATTCTGGATCTTTACCTGATATAGAATGGATTCGTTATAATAACGGTTTTAAAAAGGGTATTTTGTTTAAAATGTTACCTGCAAATAGCCGTGAAAATAATGTATTTGCATATATTGTAAGCACTCACTGGTTAACAGATAGTGAAGGTAAGACTCATCGTTTTGTATGTCCAGAACAGACAGTACATTTAGCTAATCAAAAAGTAAAATGTCCGGTATGTGAAGCTAAACGCCAACTTTTAAAAGCTGGATTTACAGAAGAAGAATTAAGTGTGCCGGGTAAATTTGGTCCTATGCCGGTATTTGATGGTAAACTTACTTCAAATATTAAGGTTGTTGTATTAAAAACAGATACAAAACAAGATTGGGATAAATCACATGTTTCTATTTTACAACAAAATGGTTCATATTTAGCTATTTGGTTGGCTCAAAAGTGGAGAGAAAAAGAAGTACCTAACTTTATGGACTATGAATCTAGTAATCCTATTAAATTTTCTCGTCCAACAGATTCTGGTAAATGGGAACGTGAATTTAGTTTTCAAATGTTCCAACCGACTCAAGATGTTTTGGATAAAATTAAGGCTGAAAATGAGGCTTTGTATATGCCAGATATTTGGCGTATGCCTAGTGATCAAGATTTTATGGAAATTACAAACGTTGTAGATGAATTGAAAAATCAATATATGAAGGCTAAAGAAACAGTAACTTCTGCTTCTACTTCAGTTGAGGAATCGACTTCTACATCTACTTCTGATTTTGATGATGTTCCATTTTAAGGTTTTTTAGGCAGTTTGGGGTGTAGTATTTTTTTATGTGGTTGTCCTTTTACTACACCCCTTCATAGGATAAAAATATGAAATGAAGAAAACACCATTAAAAGCTAAACAATCAAATCTTAAAAAAACGCCTTTAAAGTCTAAGAATAATAGGCTTAGGGCGAATTCTTCTTTAAAGCAAACTAGTTTTTTAAAAGTAAAAGGTTTTCTTCTTAAAGTAACTCCAGGCAAAGGTTTAACTAAAACAGAATTAAAAAATAATGGAAATGAGCTTAAGAAACAAAATGATAAAGCTAAAGAAAAGTGGCAAGAAGTAAGACAAAAAGTTATAGAAAGAGATGATGGAAAATGTGTAGTTTGTGGAAGACCTGGTACTCATGTACATCATATTCATTTACGGTCTAAAAGAAAAGATTTATTATATGAAATGAATAACCTAGTACTTTTATGCTCTAAACATCATGATCATCAAAGTATAGATGGTTTATATGAAGTAAATGAAAGAATAGCCAGAGCTAAGCATATGACTTTAGAAGAGTTGTTAAAATTTGCAGAAACAAAAAGTGAGGAATAAACCATGAAAAGAATAATTATAGATTTTTTGAGAAAAATTTTTAATTGTAGTATTTATGATTTAAATGGAACTTGTGAAATATATTATGATAAAAAATATAAAGAATGGATGTTTTTTTGCTTTGTTAATACATTCGGTCAAATGTTACCAGAAGGTCATCATGAACAAGCTAGAAATGTACTTTTCGATGCTACCTATTATATTAAAAAACCGGATAAAGAAAAGCTTTTAAAAGCCGGATTTAAAAAAGATGAAGAAAATCACTATTCTTTAATTTTAAGTCGAAAAATTTCTACTGAAAAAGAATTTAATGAAATCGAACAGCAAATCAGAGATTTACAAAAATTAGTAGTAGATAAGGAAGTATAGCATGGAAGAGTTTGATATTGAAAAAGTAGAAGCTTTAGATTATGAAGCAATTAAATCTCAGTTATATCTTATTTTTAAAGAAGAAAAGGATGTAGTTGCTTTTGTTAATTTTTTACAAAATATTCAAAAGTTTGCAAATTTATCAACAGATAAACGTCATATGAATCTTGTCAATTTAGCATATTTTCGTTCACAAATTCAATTATATGAAAAGAAAATTCAAGCTCTTATCGATAAGAAAAAGAATGAACAAATAAGAGCTGCTATTAAAAAAGCAAAAGGTTGTGGTGAAAAAATCACAGAAAATACAATAACTTATTATAGTGAGGAAAATGAAATTATTGATGGTTTAACAGAATTACATAATCTTGTTTGTGCTTGGTCATTATATATGAGTGATTTATATTTTGTTTGTGGACAAACCAATAAAAATTTAGGAGATTTAAATTAAGCGTTTACTGTTTGGAAGTTTAATCGAATTATGACTTTACAGTTTTTACGTTTTAAATTTATTATAAAAGTAAAGATTAAATAAGGAGACTAACCACCTATGATTAAAACAATAAAAAAAGCAAGAATTTCTAAAAAAACAAATAGAAAACAAAACTTTAAAAAATTTGTAGAATCTGGTTATTCTGACAAACAAGCTTTTTTAAGTGCTTGTAAAAACGATGAAAATTTACTTATTTATACTTGTTTAACTGATGAAGAATTAGACGAAATATTTGTAAAACTTAAAGAGTTTAATAATATAGATGATATGACTTCATATTTAGTTAATAATCAACCAATTATGAATTCTGATCCAGAGCGTTTTGATAGATGTGTAAAATCATTAGCTAGTTTTTTAAAAGGTTATATTGAATATAATGGTTTTAGATTATCAAATGCAAATGGTAATTATGAAGATTGGTCTGCTGAATTTTATCTTAAATATGTAAAGATTTGTAATTTTTATCGTACACGTTGGTTTTTCCCAGAAACTTTAGAAAAAGAATCTACTGTTGTATATAATCCTATGCAGTATAAAGAATTTTTATATATTGTTAGATTATCTATTTCAGGGGATAGAAAGCATAAAGCATTTTTAGCTACTCAAGATCAAGAAGCTTCTATATTTAAACTATCGCTGGATGCTAAAATAGAAGATTCAAAAGGAAAAAAATCATTAGCAGATGTTGTACCAGATGCTGATAGAGATGCGGATCACCTTGAAAGTCAAGCAAATGTTAACTATATTATAAGTAAAGCTTTAACTCTTGCAAAAAAATATCCTGATGCTAAAAAAATTTATGATAAAATAAAAGATTTTTATGATAAACAAGATCCAATTGGTTTTGATAAAAAAACTATTTTATTAGGAAAAATCTTTTTATATAAAGCTGGATTAGTTAGTCCAAAAATTTTACAATTTATTAAAGCTTTATCACCAACTTATAAAATGCGTTATAATATATCACCAGATCGTATTCAAACACAACTACAAGAAATGAAAAAAGTAAAAACAGGTAAATCTATTAAAAAAGTTAAAACTAAAGATTTGGGTTGGAAAGAATTACTTTTAAGAAAAAGAGGAGAAATCTAATGACAAAAGTAAATATGATTGTAGCTATTGGTCCAGATAATATAATTGGATATAGTAATAAATTAGCTTGGCATTCTAAAGTTGATTTACAGCATTTTAAAGAATTAACAAAAGGATGTCCAGTAATTTTTGGTGCAACAACTTTCTTTGGTCTTCCAAAATATCCATTACCAAATAGACTTAATATTGTACTTGATAATAGTGAATCAAAAGTATTTGCTGTTAATGCTGTATGCGATAGAAAAGATGATAAATGGAGGGGATGGGTTGAAGCTACATCTGTTGAAAATGCTTTAGATTTTTGTGGTAATTTTGATGAAGTATTTATATGCGGTGGAGCATCTATATATAAATATTGTTTAGAAAATAACTTAATTAATTGTGTATATATAACTAAAGTAAATTGTCAATTAGAAGAAAGAAATGATTATATAAAATTTCCTTTTGATATTAATACATATTTACATCATGAAAAATGGAATGCTAAATTAGAAGAAGCTTTATTAGATGAAGATATTCGTTTAGAATTTTGGAAGTATACTCAAAAATAAAGATAAAGTTCTAATTAGCGTTGATTATAACAATCGACAGAGAGTAGTTAGGTTTCCCCTCCTTTCCCTAGCTACTCTTTTATTTTATATATAATAGAAAAATAAATACAAATAGTTTAATAAAAATAGCAGTTCTATAAAAGAACTATTTATTTTATATAGCTAAGACGTAGATTAAGTTCTTGTTTTAGCTATATTTTTTATACGCCCTTTATATGTATTTATTGAGCATATTAATCCTTGGTTTTTTAGTCTTTTTTTAACTTTGAAGGATATATAAATATGGCAAAAGTTCAGACAAATGGAAATGGTAAAATATATTTAAACCAGAGTAATCAGGTATTGCTTGGAAATGATATGAGCGATGATACTGTAGTAGCTACTGGTTCAACAGAGCCTAGGACTCTTGCTAATAGATTTGCAGATGTAATTAATGTAAAAGACTTCGGTGCGGTTGGAGATGGTGTAACCGATGATACAAATGCTATTCAAGCCGCAATAAATTCTTCACATCATGCTAATACTGGTATAAAAGATATAATATTTTTTCCTGCTGGAAAATATAAAGTTACAACAATTACAATATCAAATGGTCAATCTGTTATTTTAAGTAATCCAAATCTTATTTCAGAAAGTATTGCGATTATTATCAATAATGGCTGTGAGGGTACAATTATTGAATATGGAAAGATAACAGCTAAAGATTGTGGTATTTGGGTACAAAGGGGTAAAGCTGTACATATTGAGCACACAAGAATTGATATTACTCATGAATATGCAAACAGTACAGAAGTTTATGGTATTCGGTTTGGTGGAGTACAAGATTTATATGCAGGAAACGAAAATATAATTTTAGATTGTTCAATTTATTCTAAACACTATGTAAATGGTTATGGTTTATATCAACAGTCAGAAGACAATATGGTTTCTGGACTTTTTATAAAAGATTTTAAATATGGAATTAGAGATTCTGGAGGTTCAAATTTTTATGATAGAGTTCACGGTTGGAATTATGGATATACAGAAGGAACAGATCAAGAATTTATAGATTCTTTAAGGGGTGGTGCTTTATTTTATTCTTATAGGGATATAACAATTCAATCATGTTATGCTGATAGTTATCAATATGCTATTTTTTGTACTGATTCATCAGGTCAATATCAGCATAAAATAGATGGATTATTAGTTTTTCATGGGACATCTTGGCCAAGTAGTCTTAAAATTTTTATTTTTAGAAACGGTCAAGCATACTATAAAAATTCATGGCAAGTATCTCATCTTGATGTTAATAATACAAGTTCTGCTGAACAATATTATTGTGATACTGGAGCAACATATATTAATGGATTTTATGATAATAATGCTCAAAATAGTAATGTCGGTGGTATGCCATATTTAGCTGATTCATTAAATCAAGATGTTGGAATTGGATCTGCAAATGAAGCAAGATTATATGCAGTAAAAGAAGATAGAAAAACTCAAACCGGTTATATGGGGTTTGGTTCTTGGTCTACTGGAGCATATTATTGGTTATTGCATTTATTTCCATCTGATAATTTTAGTTCAGCAGAATTGCAGTACCAAGTATCTGCTAATGGTGGACAACTTATTACACAGCATATACGACCGAGTGATGATAACAACAGGTTATTAGGTACTTCTTCTTACAGATGGAGGGAAATATTCTGTGCAAACGCAACAATTAATACGTCTGATGAACGTCAGAAACAAAATATTGAAGATATTGACGAAGCAGTGTTTAGAGCTTGGTCTAAAGTTAATTTTATTCAGTATAAGTTTAAAGATGTGGTTGAACAAAAAGGCGAAAATGCCCGTATTCACTTCGGTGTTATTGCTCAACGTGTTAAAGAAGCCTTTGAGAGTGAGGGTTTAGATGGGTTCAAGTATGGGCTTCTGTGTTATGATGAGTGGGAAGATGAATACGAAGATGTAGAAGTAATTGACAAAGAGGCTGAATATGATGAGGATGGTAATGAAATTGTACCGGCAAAAACTCATACAGAAAAGAAACTTATTCAAAAAGCCGGTAACGCATATGGAATTCGTTATGCTGAGGCTTTAGCTCTAGAATGTGCTTATCAGCGTCATGAATTAAAGCAACTTAAAGCTCAGTTAAATAAATAGTAATAACAAACAAACTCCTGATTTAATTATCAGGCAAACACGGGAAGGAGTTCTTAAATGAGCTCCTTTTTTATTATAATAGAAAAATAAATATGAGCCTTTTAATAAAAAATAGGTTCTATAAATTAACTTTTTATAGCATATAGTTAAAACAAGCTTCCTACCGATTTAAGTCCTTGTTTTAACTATATTTTTTATACACTTCATTTACGCCATTCGGTAGGAATATTAAATGTTGGTTTAACTTTCACAACTTATTTTTACACACACCTTATCCCAAATATATACTTCATTTACGTCTAATTGTATGTTTTTGAAGGATATTTTACATATGACAATACGTAAAGGTAGTAATATTATAGCAGGATGTTTAAACAATTCATATTCTGCTGGTGATTGGATTGATATAGGTGAAAATGGTGAAATTTCAGCTAAAGGTGATACAAATCCTTTTTTAGGCGTAACAAAACAAGTTGAAAAAACGTTATATGCCTGGAGTAGTTCTGATGAAAATTTTCCAGTAATATATACCGAAGAAATAGATGAATCAATATCTTATCCTTATTATAATTCTCAACATATACTTTTAGATAAAACATCAGTAATATCAGCATCTGCTACATTAAGCTATACATACTATTTCGGAACAGCTGAATACTCTCAAAATGAAATAAATGTTAGAAAAACAACACAAGATCAAAATACACAAACAGAAACAACAATAACATATACTCAAAATTCAGAACTTAATACTACCTACACTACTGCTATTTTTGATTCATCTGATGAAGTATTACCGACACAAAAAGCTGTTTTTGAATTTTTTAACAACAATATAATAAAATATGTAAATAATACACAATCTATGGAAATAGGAGTAAAATAATGGCACCAGTAACAGACTTAGATATAGATCTTGACGATGATCCGATAATACCACCAAGTAGATTCAATAAGAAAGGTAAATATTCAGAATATTCGTGGATTTTTCGTACTAATGAGAAAAATCCTAAAATAATAGTATTTAAAAAACAAGGTGAAACAGATGGTACAGAATTAGATTGGATAATAGTCCCATTAGATGAAGAAAGAACATTATGGACATTTAAAACTATACACTATTGGGATTATGCTGCAAATGAATATGATTTTTATTATGAATCAGACACATGTGAAAGATATTTAATAGAAACTTTTTTAAAATCAGAAGATTTTGATAAGCCTTTTAATGGTGAACAAATAACTTATAATGATGTTACTTATAATTTGATAGTAGATAAATATCATGATTGCATTTCTAATATAATATATCCTGATAATACACAATATAATATTGTAGATAATTCAGCTGTTCATTTAACTGGTGCTGATGATATTTATGGTAAAAAAACTTTTAATGATATTACAAAGTTAAAAAATAGTTTACAGTTACAATCAACAGAAATAGAAAAAGGAACAAACCCTGATAGTGCTAAGTATCAAATCTTAGCATTTTATGATAAATACGGAACAGATCAAAAAAATAAAACCGGACAAATATATACAACTCGTACTCAAGGTATGTTATCTGTTAGTATGGATGTATTCCAACCTATAAGTAATACAACAAATAGTGAAGGCATAAAAGTTTATTATCCAGAAAGCGGCAATCCATACACTTATGCTCCGACTCCGATCGATACAACTACAACAAGTGGAACACAAATTGCGACAACAGGTTGGGTAAATTCTGCAAATAATAATGTTGTACATAAAACAGATAGCGAAACAATTGCTGGTGAAAAAACATTTACTAGCAATGTTACTATAAAAAAGAACATTCCTAAAATAAATTATGAAGATTCAAATGCCATAAAAGGTACAGCTCCCAGTTCGACAAGCCACGAAGATGTTAATTTTAATGATAAAGACGGCAATCAATTAACAGGTATTGTCGGTTATTATAAAACTAATAAGGAAACACAGCTTGAGTTAAGAGCATATAAAGCAAATTCAAGTACAGATGGTACTTACGGTGTTTTATCTATTGTTCACCCTGCAAGTGATAATCCTTATGCAACAGCTCCGACACCTTCATCAATTTCTGATTATTCTAATAAAATAGCTACAACACAATGGGTAAAAAATAGTATTCGAGGAAAAAATTTAGCTAATAATTTGTCAACAAAAACAGGAGTTATCACATTAAATGAAAGTATTCAAAACTTTCCGATATTAATATTTGGTGTTGGTCCTGTTGGTAGTTATCAGTATTCAACTTGTGTAGTCACTCCGTTTGTTGGTGCTAGATTAAATAGTTATAGAGATTTTAGTTGGCAAATAAACGGAGATACAATCAGACTAAATTATACTAATGGACAAACTTCTGCTACATCTCAGATGATAACTTTAAAAATTACCAGTAATGTATCTGTAGAAATAGTTACAAACACAGGTAATATAGAAATTCGTGGTGTTTTTGGATTAAGTTTTAATTAAGGAGAAACATAATGACAGATTATAGTAATTGGAAAATATTAATATCTGAATATGACGAAAAACAAAATGAATTTACACAAGTAGCTCAGTGGTGTAACGAAGGTCAAGAATATCATATTGAAGATGTAGGTGAATATTACGAAGTAGTTAAAAATCCAGAACCTTCTCAGGAAGGATTAAATCAGCAACGTATCTTTGAGTTAAAGCAATTGTTAGCTGATGCTGATTATTGGGGACAAAAATATCTTGATGGAGAATATACTGAAGAAGAATGGGCTGAAAAGGTAGCACAACGTAAAGCTTGGCGAGAAGAAATAAGACAATTAGAAGTTGCATAGAAAGATCAAGTATTCAGAATATAAAATGAGATATTTTATCTTTTGACTTTTATAAAATTTTTTAAGTAAACACGTATATTAGAGTAATTCTATGTATATGTGTTTATTTTTTTATTCAAGGATGTAAATAATGGCTGAGTTAAGATTTTATTATGGCTGTATGAATGCAGGTAAGTCAGTAGAAGCAATAAAAACTTATGAAATATATAAGCGTAAAAGAATGAATCCTGTTATAATTAAACCAGCTATTGATACACGTAATGGTAAACAAAAAGGTTGGGGATTTACAAATTCAAGGCTACTTAAAGAACCAACTCCGGCATATTATATCCAAAATGTAGAGAATGAAATTTGTAAGCTCAATTACGGTCAAGCCATTATTGTTGATGAGGCTCAATTTTTAAGCCGTGAGGATGTTATTTTTCTTTCTAAGATAGTTGAGCTCCAAAAAGTCGATGTGATTGCCTACGGTCTTAAAAATGACGTTAATGGTAATCTTTTTCCGGGAACAAAGGCTTTTATTGAATTTGCAGACATAATTAAAGAAATAGATATGATTTGTGAAGAACCTAATTGTAAAAATAAAGCTACTCACCATATACGTTATATAAATGGTGAATTAGATACTTCAAATGAACAAGTTGCTATAGAAAAAGGTAATGTTACATATAAATCTGTTTGTAGAAAGCACTGGATGCAAAAGAAAAATATTATAAGAGACTACTAATAAATTTCGGTTCTATAAATTACGTGTTTGTTTTGATAATTTATAGATTAGGAGTTTGAAGGATATGCCAAAAGTCCAAACTAATGGTAGTGGCAGTGTATATACTGTCAATGGAAGTGTTTTACTTGATAATACTAATGAACCAGTTATTAATTCCTTAAACATTACACCTTCTACATCATCACAACTTATCACAGCACCAACTGGAGTTGATGGATATAATAATATTAATGTGTCAGCCGTAACTTCATCTGTTGACCAAAATATTAGTGCTGAAAATATTAAAAAAGATATTAGTATATTGGGTGTAACTGGTACATATGAGGGAAGTGGTGGAGGTAGTTCTGGAAAATACCAATTTTTACAACGTATTATCGATGATTCAAATGATGAGATTGGTACAGTATGTGGTTTTTATAAAGATAGCAATTCAGTAGAATATGCAGTGATATGCTTAGATGCAACATATAGATTGGCACAAGGACAATGGGCAGCATCTTCTGGAACTATTACAAATATGCCTTTATATGGAACTTGGGATTCAAATGTAAACGGTACAGAAACAGCAACTCAAAATTGTACTTTAATATTAGCATCTAAAGCATCGACTGCAGTATCACATTGTCGTAGTAAATCGTTTAGTATAAATGGTACTACATATTATGGACAACTTCCTAATGTTTGTGAGCTTTTAATGATTTTAGGCACCCATACTATTTTATATAATATGGATCCTACTGTATTGAGTGTAGCTACAGATTTAAATTTCGTACAAAACGGTTTTCCATCACCAGCTTGGTCATCAAGTCAGTACTCTGCTAATTATGGTTGGTCCATTACAGATGATGGTAATATGTATGTTGAAAGAAAGACTACCGGTTACTTTGTTTGTCCTATTCTTGAGATACCCAATACTCTTTAATATTTTAGCTAAAACTTTATAAAGGAAAATTAATACAATGTATATACAAAGAGAAATTTATGATGGTCGTGAAGTAGATATACTTTATCCAGAAGAAGGCTATTTGCTTCAACATAAAGAAACTAAACTTGTTTATGGAGCAGTTTCATTAGAAGATGGACGTAAGCAAGAGGATTATGTCGAGATTAAATGCCCAGAAGAACCTGAAGAATCTAGGGCTGAGTAAAGTCTAACCAAAAGCTTCATGAATAGAAAAGGGACTGTCTTTGTTATGGTCCCTTTATTTTATTCTATATAGTCATCTGTTGGAGTAAGTCGTATATTTATTCCTTGATTTAGCCAAAGTTCTGTTCCTTCTTCTTCAGTTTTAAAACCTATCCAAGCTGTTAGACACGTCATTGGTACAAAATGATCTTTTAAAATAAGGTCATCCCAGATAGGTAGTAATTCATCAAAATTTGGAATTATTATACGCTGTTTATTATCATTTTCAGTATAATGAGTTACATTAGTACCAAATAGTTCTGCATTACCATTTACAGCTTGAAAAATTATTGTACCAACATGTGTAGGATTTGTAGCATATACTCTATTTGGTAGAAGGCGAAAACTCATAGTGATATACCTATATCAATTTAACATTATTCCATTACAATAGAACCCAAAAGTTCTAATCTGTATGACTGATGAAAGCATTTATATTAATTCACTTAGGCTGAGCCGATTAAATGGTGGAGGTAACAGTAAGATAGTTCCACCATATCCATTTATACAATGGTTTTATAATGGATCGACTAGGTTTGAAGAAGATGTAAATAATCCAAGAATTTTTAATGATTTATCTGGTGCTGTTGAATATTTTACAGAAAAAACAGCTACTAATGATAGGACTATAGGTCAATTTGTTACTTTTGCAGAAGGTACTAGACGAAATTGGGTTGTTTATATTTATATGGGACCGAATGTAGAAGATGAAAATTATAGTAATTATATTTTTTGGCATCCATTCGGTGGTACATATATTGATCCATATACTGTTTTAGAAGAAGTATTTTTTGCAGATAAAGCATTTCAAGAGTCATTAACATCATCACATGTAATTGAAGAAGTATTAAAGGTAGAAAATAGTCATGACTAATGAAACTAAAGTAGTAGAGCAAAGAATAATTCAGCGTCTTATTAATACTATTGCTGATTATGAAGAAGGTGGAAAATTTTATAGTCAAGTTATTCCTCTTCATACACAAGCTTATGCAATATATGATTTACAGGGAAAAGTTGGCTTATATTATGTATTTGGTGATGGTGTACATACTTATACAGAAATAAGAGATGGCCAAAGTTCTGTTGAAAGTGCTCATGAATATGCTGTTTTTGATGATGCTTGGATAGAGTTAATTAATTCTAAAGCTGATTTACAATATATGAATTTTGAATTATCCAAACGTCAATATATTTCAAATTTAGTTAATGAAATTACAGAAGAAAATGAAAAATCTACAACTTTATATCCTTCTGTTAAGGCTGTTACAACAATAACTAATACCCTTCAAGATAATATAGATCAAGAAGCTTCTAATAGAACACAAGCTGATGATGATTTACAAGATGCTTTAGAAAATGAAAAATCTACTCGTATAAATGCTGATAATGATTTATCTGATGCTATTGAACAAGAAGGAGCTATTCGTGCTGAAAAAGATTTAGAATTAGGTCAAAATATAAGTACAGAAATCACCGATAGACAAAATGCAGATAATAATCTTAATACTGCTATAATAAATGAAAATAATAGAGCTCTCGGTGTTGAAGCTGCTTTAAGTGCAAGAATAGATGTTAATGATTCTGAACTCGAAACTATTAAGGGTGAAGAGTCTATTACAGGCTCAATGAAAGCTATTGCTAAATCTTATTCAGATAATGCTTATAATTCTGCTGTAAATTATACAGATACACGTGAAGAATCTATTATGAATGCTTTAAATACAGCAGTTGATACAATTGAAGCCAAAGAAGCTGAATTAGCAGCTGATATTGTTGCAGAAAATACACGTGCTACAAATGCTGAAGAGAGTCTTGATAATAATAAAGCTGATAAATCTAATGTATATACTAAAGCTGAAATTGATGCTAAACTTACATCAGCTATGAGATTTAAAGGTACAAAACCTACATATAATGATTTACCAAAATCTAATAATGAAGTTGGTGATATGTGGAATATCTTAGATGATGGTACTAATTATGCTTGGGATGGTGAAAATTGGGATAAATTATCTGAAACTATCGATCTTACTCCTTATGCTACTAAAGAAGAAGTATCAGCTGTTGATGAAGGCTTACAGGATAACATAGATACAGAAGCTAATACACGTGAAGCAAATGATAATTATATTGATAACAAATTAACAGGATTCATAAGACGTATTTGGCAAAATTATGATGAAACAGATGCTTCGAAAGGTTGGTTTTATACAAAATATAATTTACCATCTAAATCATATAGTTTAGTATTTAATGAAAATGATGGTGGTGGTATTCAAGTATTTGATAAGACTGCTAATGTTATTTCTTATGTTGGTGCAAATCTTGAAGAAGGTAATAGTGATAAAGATTCAGCTATTAATGTACAAATTTATTCTAAAGATAAAACATCAAATGAGGGTGTACGTCTTAATATAAGTTCACAAAAAGCATATTATCTTAAAGGTGCTAATAAGACTAATGTACCAGAAAGAGAAGTTGCTGTTATTGAAAATATACCTACTAAAACATCTCAATTAGATAATGATAGTGATTATACAACTAATGAAGCATTACAAGCTCAAATAGCATCTTTAACTCAACAAATTAAAGATCTTAAGCTTCTTATACCGACTGAAGTATTCGATGTGGCAACTGCCAAAACAGCATTAAATAAAGCTGGTAAAGTAACCTTATATTCTGATATAGATTTAGGGACTTATGCAATAGTTAATGGTACATTTGCAAGTAATAATACGACTATCAATCTAAATAGTTATAAAATAGAATGTGCTCCTAATAATGGACGTTCAATATTTATGTTAAGAGGCAGTACTAATTATACATTCAATGGAAACGGTCAAGTTATTGATACGGCAAGTAATAGTGCTTGTTTATGGACAACTACTGAAAACAATGTTTGTACGATTAATAATGGTACATGGACATCGCAACACACAGAATGTATATATTGTGAAAAAGGTACTATTACAATAAAAGGTGGCGAATTTAAAACAGAAAATGATGATAAACGCTATTTATTAAATTGTAAAGACACTAATTATCAAGCCGGTACAGCTAAAATCATTGTTAAAGGTGGTAAATTCTGGGATTTCGATCCACATGATTGTGTAGCTGAAGGTGAACATACTAACTTCTGTGCTGATGGTTATACTACAACATCAGAAATAATTGACGGACATACTGTTTATACAGTTGTTAAAGCGTAGTTTAACGATTTATCTAACAAAATAACTGATAAGTTCTAAACTAATAAGAAATATTTTTGCAAAAATTTATTGAGTAATCGAATATGGCAATTGGTCAAAATAGAGTAATACATCGTTTTATACGTCCTATTTCAGACTATCAAGAGGGGGGTGAGTACTACACTCAAGTAATACCTCTCGACACTCAAGCTTATGCATTTTATCCAGAAGATTCTGGTCGTTCGTGCTTGTTATGGTATGTCTTTGGCGATGGTGTGCATACATATTTAGAGATATGTGAAGGAAAAGGTAATACTGAAAGTGCGAAAGAATTTCCTGTATTTACAGAAGATTTTATAAAAATTATAGAAGATACTTATTCAAAAGAAGAAGTAGACGAATTAATTAGTAAAATTCATTCTTTTCAAGTATTAATAGTAGATGAATTACCAGAAGTTGGTGAAGATAATATATTATACTTAGTTCCAAAGGATGAAAGTGATTATAATATAAATTTACCAATTGAACATAATTACTATGATGAATATGTATGGTTAGATACATATTTTGAATATATAGGAAATACTGGTTCTGCTGGTGATTATGTTACTCATGCTGAATTAGATGAAATTCTTCAAACTGAATTAAGTGCTGAATATATAAAATATACAAATGAAAATTACACTTTGTCGAATGTAAAAGAAGCTCTTGATTTATTATTATATAAGAAACCGGAAGTAACATTACATGGTGGCCAAACATACGAAAAAGGTATGATTATAAAAGATGTTAATTTGTCTTGGGAAATCAATAAAATTATAACAGCTCAAGCTATTACACCTGGAATTGGCGCAGTAGATAAGAATTTAAGAGCATATACAGCTGAAGATGTAAATATTACAGAAGATACTACTTATACTATTATGGTAAGTGATGGTAAACATTCTGCAACTAGTTCAACTGATATATTATTTAAACAATATCTTTATTGGGGAAGTTCAAGTTCAACTGTTTTAGATAATCAAGAAATTATCATTATGTCAAAAGAATTTGAATCGACTGATAAAAATGTAATAACATTCGATTGTTCAGGGGGTAAATATTTCTATGTAATATCACCATCAAAATATGATGATGTTATTAATTTTAAGATTAATGGATTTGTATTCAGTGATATGGTTGAGTCACACATACTCTTAACGAATGCAAGTGGATATAAATCTCAATACACTATTTATAGGTCTAATAATATCCAAACTGGTTCTAATATCGAAGTGGAGTATTTTATATCATGAGCAAAATTCCAGGTACAAATGTAGCATCAGGTATTGTACCATTTACAACTGAAGACGAATTTCCTACACATTATTCTGAATATGGAAAGGGTGGTTGGAGAGAAGTTGCTACAATTGCAGAAAGAGATTCAATAACATCACAACGTCGTAAAATTGGTATGGCGGTGTATGTTTCTGAAACGGATAAGGTATATATTTTAAAAAATGGTACCTCTAATGAATATTGGGTACCTATGTCTGACTCAGGAGGTTCTGGTGGAACTTTCGTATTTGCACCTGGTAAAGCCATGTCCACCTGGGTTATTGAACATAACTTAGGGAAACATCCTAGTGTTACAGTTGTTACCTCAGCGGGTACTGTAGTAGTAGGAGATGTGTTATATAACAATGAAAATGTTGTTACTATAACATTTAATGGGGCTTTCAAAGGAAAAGCGTATTTAAACTAATTTATAAATTGTATATACAATAGTCAAATTAAATTTTAAATGGAGAAAGACATATGTCTAAAAAATTTTTAATTGATATTGATCTTAACGGTAACGAACTGCAAAATGCTGTTGTTCAGAATTTGGCTTCTGCTCCGGAAAATCCGAAAGAAGGTCAACATTACTATGACACAGTAGCTAAGGCTGAATTTTATTGGAATGGTACTGCGTGGATTAATGCTGCTGGTGACTATACCTTTAAAAACGGTGTTGAACAGGTTTCTGGTTCTCGTGATGTTCAAATCAAAATTGCTAGTGGAGCAAATGCAGGTAATGTTACTTTAACAGCTAATTCAAATGGTTTGAAAGCTGCTGTTGCTGAAGCTTCTACAAGTGCAAAAGGTATCATCGAAATTGCTGATGCTACTGAAATTGCTGCTGGTACTGCTACAGATAAAGCTGTTACTCCTGCTCAATTAGCTAATAAAGTTGAAAAGAATGCGGCTATCACAGCTGGTACTCATACAAAAATTACCTATGATGCTAAAGGCTTAGTAACAGCCGGTGCTGATTTAGCTGAAGCTGATATTCCGTCATTACATTTAGCAAAAATTACTGATGTTACAGCTTCTGCTGATGAGGTTAATGTATTAGATGGCATTGAAGCTACTACCGCTGAATTAAATATTATGCATGGTGTTACAACTTCTACAGAAGAATTAAATTATGTAGATGGTGTTACTTCTAGCATTCAGGATCAATTAGATGCTAAAGTTGAAGGTAATACAGCTATTACTGGTGCTACAAAATGCAAGATTACCTATGACTCTAAAGGTTTGGTAACTGCTGGTGCTGACTTAACAGCCTCTGATATTCCTTCGTTAACGCTGGCTAAAATCTCTGATGTTACTGCTACAGCTACCGAAGTTAATGTATTAGATGGTATTACAGCTTCTACAGAAGAATTAAATATCTTAGACGGTGTAACTGCTGATGCTTCTGAATTAAACATTTTGGATGGTGCTACATTAACAACAACTGAATTAAATTATGTTGATGGTGTTACCTCTTCAATTCAAGATCAATTAGATAGTAAAGTAGCTAAAAATGCTGCTATTACCGCTGGTACAGGTACAGTTGTTACTTATGACGCTAAAGGTTTGGTAACTGGTTCTTCTGAATTAGCTATTAAATCTACATCAGCTAATTACTTAGAATATGATAGTACAAATCATGAATTTGGTGCTAAAGTTGATACAAATGTTACAGCTGATTCTACAAACCTTGTAACATCTGGTGCAGTTAAAGCTGCTATCGATGCTGCTGTTACAGGTGGTGTACATTATGCTGGTACATGGGATATTACATCAGCTACTGACTTCTCTGGTATTACATTACCACAAACAAAAGGTGCCTTATTCTATGTAAAAGGTACTGGTCCTAAGACAATCGGCGGTATTGAATGGAACGCAGGTGACTATCTGTTAATTAATGCCGATGTTGCAGCTGGTGGTTCATTAACTGGTAAAGTTGAAAAGATTGATAATACTGAATCTGCTGATATTGTTCGTTTGAATGCTGCTCAAACATTGACAAATAAAACAATTGATGCTGATGATAACACAATCTCTGACTTAACAACAACTAACTTTAAGTCTGGTACAGTTGCTACAACTGTTGCTGCTGCTTCTTCTGCCGCTGATACAAAATTACCATCAGAAAAAGCTGTTCGTACAGAATTAGATAAAAAACAAGATAAAGTTAGTGCTGCTGTTGAAAACAACATTGCTAGTTGGGATGCAGCTGGTAATACGAAAGATTCTGGTAAATCTTTCGCTACTTCAGTTCGTGCTTCTGCAAGTGCTTCTGACAGTGTAATTGCTACAGAAAAAGCTGTTGCTACATTTGTTGAAAATAGCATTTCTGGTACAAAAGCTGAATATAAGAATGCAGCTATAACTCCGGTTTCTGGAACAGCTACTTGGTCATTGAATAGTCTTCCAGCTGATCCAATGAATATTGTTATTATTGAAACAGCTACAGGTGAACAAGTTGAAATGAATATTGTATACGGTACAAAAGCCGCTACAATTACATTTAATGCTTCAACTGCGGTTGCTGCTAATACTTATACAGCTAAAGTATTGTTCTAATTCAATAGTAATTTGAATTGAAAATAAGAGAGTCTGAAATATGACTCTCTTTTTATATCTTAATTATATAATTGTCTAGTTGATTAAAGAAAACATAAATACAGGTTCTATAAAGATAGGAATATAAATCGATTTATTTTATTTGTGCACGGATAAAAATCAATGGTAAAAGGTAAATTTTTTAATCTCGATACTGATACAACGTTATCTAGTAATTCTGATTATACAATCCCATCTCAAAAAGCTATTAAAAGCTATGTAGATAATAGTATTCCTACAAATTATGTACCGAATACAAGAAAAATTAATAATAAAGCCTTAAGCTCTGATATTACTTTAACTGCAAATGATGTAAATGCAGTGGCTGCAAATACTGCTATTACAGGTGCAACAAAATGTAAAATTACATATGATTCTAAGGGTCTTGTTACTGGTGGTGCTGATTTAATAGCTTCTGATATTCCTGATATTTCAGCTACATACCAGACCAAAATTACATCAAGCAATAAAGTAGCAGCAAGTAATGTGAGTGGTTTAGCTACAGTTGCTACAAGTGGTGATTATGATGATTTAACAGATAAACCTGTAGTAACATTCAAAAAGTGGTAAAGATATAATAAAAAGATATAATAGAGCCGTTAGAAATAACGGTTCTTTTTAATATGAAAGATTCAACTAAAGAAAATTTAGAAATAATAGATACAATACTTAATATAGTTATATCAATAGGAGCTATAATAGGTTTTATTGTAACATATAAAAGTGGATTTTTTCACAAACTACATAATGTAGTAGCATATTTTCATGAACAAATCAATTTATAAAAAAACTAACATTTAATTTGCCTGATACAGAATCTCGCTCATTCGTATATACTACTGGAACAGCATATCTTGGTGAAACAGGTGATGGTTTCATTCCGAATATTACTGGTACTTTTGGTCAGGTTCCTTATCTGAAGGGAGAAAGTTGGGAATTAGGTGCATTTTCTTCTTATGAAAGTAGAACGAGTGAATTATGGAAAAGAGAAAATAATTCAAATTATATGTATTTTATAGATTTTTCAGCTTCTCGGTGTAGTTCAGTATATCAATCAAATAAAACATATGTTCGACCAAAATATATAGTAGTTAGACCAATTATTAGATATTAATAATGTATTATATAATATATTACTGTACAAGCAGGAATAACATGATTTACGTCATCTTGATAAACAGAACTAGATAATGAAGCATTGAAAAAGAAATTATAAGTTAAATTATCAGATTGACCCATTGTCATACCTTGTAAAGCGTTTGCAGCAGATATTTTCCCATCTGTAAAAGCTCCTGATGAATTACCCCAACCTCTTGAACTACCACCACCAGCATAACCAAAAGTACCTTTAATGTTAGGTAATAAACCATTACTTCTATAACCTAAATTTTGGTCTGACCACATATAAGGTATAGATATATTAAAATCTGGAATATTAAACGTTAGTTTTTTTATAAATTGATTTGTTCATGAAAATATGCTACTACATTATG